AGAGAAGACATTTTTTTAGCACCCTAATTTAATAAAATAATGCAATTAATTTGAGCAAAGTTATGAAATATCAAATTACTGTTGTATATTTGTAGGGCAATAGCGAAGAGGCTAAAGCACTTTATTAATCACTTAAACAAAAACAAAGTTATGTCAGAATCAATGGTAAGAGAATTAGAAAATCGCTCTTTTGAAGTTGGGAGAGTTTTATTTGCAGGTTGCATTTATATGCTTCACACTGCCAATAAAAAAGCGGTTGAAACACTTTTGAATGAAATGTTGGCTACTCCTGATGTTGCCTGTTCTTTATCTAAAGCACGCGAATTAGTTATTCAGGCGTGTTATGATAGATTGATTGAATTAGAAAATGATTCAACCGAAAAGTAAACCAACAAGCCCCGCGGTTATATCGCGGGGCACTTTTACCACCACTCAAACAAAAAAAATCATGTCAAGAACTCAAAGAATCCTAATCGACATCAAAAACAATTATGCAATCATTTTTTGCCTATCTTTCTACCTAGGAATATGGCTAATGATTATTGCAATGGTAGTCGACATCATCATTAAGAACATTTTTTAGAACGGTCGAACCCCGGCTTAGAACGGTCGGGGTTCATCTTATCATCGGAACGGATTACATTTCATCATATACATTTTAAAATCTATAAACATGAATAACTTATCATCTCTTTTAAATAATGATGCAATTAATTTTGGAACAAGTGTAATGAGATTTTTATCCATTGATGCTGTTCCTAATGATTGGACATTCTGGATTAAATTATTATTAGTTATCATTGTCATTAATAACATTTGGGATCTATGTAGAGAATTGATAAACATTATAAGCAATTTAGGAAATGGAAGTAAGATTGATTTAGGATCTATCTTTAATGATATTGTTTGGATCTATATTGCATTGGTTTGTCTTAAGTATTGGTTTTTATAGACATGGAATATATAATCGGCTGGGGATTGGTTAATAGGTGGTCCCCGCCGAATTTTGCTTGGGTCATTCGATAGAATGACCCGAGCCATTTTTTACAGGCCTAATTTAATAAAAAAGTAACAATTTAATTAGTAAAATTAGGAAATATGAAATTACTGTTGTATATTTGTGACGCAGTCGCAATGAAGCGAAGGCGATAAATAAACAGGTTATGCAAAATTTAGAAATGGTGGCTATTGAGTTAAAAGAAGTATTAGCCGCGAAAGCAATTTTAGAAGCGAGAGAAAAAGCACTACGTTCTGAAATTATCGAAGGTTTACAGTCCCAAAATTTAACCCTATTAAAAGTAGGTGGGTTTACAGTGTCCATTCGTAAAAACAAAACGTGGGCATATTCAAAATGGGTTAGAACGTTGGAAAAAATGCTTAAGACGCGTAAAACTAACGAGCAAAACAGCGGAGTAGCTACTTTTGAAGAAACGCCTACATGGCAATTCTTAAGCGCAAAGTAAGACAAAAGGGGTGAACGAAAGTTCACCCCGCTTTAAAAAAATTTTTAACCTTTAAATTTTATATCAATGTTAGGCAAATTAATAATAATTTCAATTTACGTTTATGTTTGTGTTCCACACCCGAACGGCGGTAAAACGGAATACATTGAAACGGCGGGTACAAGATCCTGGGAGATGCCGGGAACGTTCACCAAAACGGATTCACTTGTAAAGGAAGCTATCAAGTTCTACGGAATTGACCTCGAGTATAACACTATTAAAGTAGATGTTAATACACTACGGGTGAAATGCGAGTGCAACTAAGGTAAGCAAGAAACTAGGTCGGAGCGAATTTCGCTCCGGCTATTCTATCGAATAGCCTGAGCAAATTTTTAGCACCCTAATTTAATAAAAAAGTAACAATTTAATTAGTAAAATTAGGATATATCAAATTACTGTTGTATATTTGTAGGGCAATAGCAAGTAAGCGAAAGCACTTTAATAATCACTTAAACAAAATCAAGTTATGAACAATCTAAAGTCAATGGGAACTATGTTCAATGCCATGTTTCCAATTTTAAATGTAGCTCAAACGTATGTAAGTGGCATATACATGCCAAAAGAGAACACAGCAAAAGCATTTCTTGAGGCATTTCAAGAATGTCAAAGCAGATTAGAAGAAGGATCAAAATATGACTTTGAACCTGAATACTACATTAAACAATTAAAAGATTGGGCAAAGAAAACAGAGGAGTCAATATTTATGTCCTTACTACCCTACAATCCCGAAGGTTTCTACCCACAGCAAATTGAGGATATGCCTGAAGATCTTTGTTTCTGGGAAGGGCTTTATCAAGCAGAGCAATGGGATTTAATTACAGAGCACCCATTCTTTGACAGCTGGTTGCAAGAAGCTCAAGAAATTACTCAAGAAATGTGGCAAGAGCATTAAACGAAACGACCCCGGCCGGAAACGGTCGGGGTTTCTTTTGTTAGAACGGAACGGATCCATAACGGAACGGAGCTGATGAATTTTGCTTGGGTCATTCGATAGAATGACCCGAGCAATTTTTTCGGGGCCTAATTTAATAAAAAGTAACAATTTAATTAGTAAAATTAGGATATATCAAATTGTTGTTGTATATTTGTAGGGCAATAGCAAAGAGGCTAAAGCACTAAACAAAAATCAAGTTATGAGAAATTTAGAAATTGTTGCGGTTGAACTAAAAGAGGTAATGGCTGCAAAATCAATCTTAGAGGCAAAAGAAAAAATGCTTCGCAATGAAATTATTGAGGGTTTACAGTCTCAAAATTTAACCCTATTAAAAGTAGGTGGGTTCACGGTGTCCATTAGAAAGAACAAAACATGGGCATATTCAAAATGGGTTCGCACCTTAGAAAAGATGCTCAAAACTAGAAAAGCGAACGAGCAAAACAACGGTACCGCAACCTACGAAGAAACGCCTACATGGCAATTCTTAAGCGCAAAGTAAAACAAAAGGGGTAGGCGAAAGCCTACCCTACTTTAACAAACTTTTAACCTTCAAATAATAGACCATGTTAGGCAAATTAGTAATTGTTGTAATTTATGTTTATGTATGTATTCCTAACCCGAACGGTGGCAAAACGGACTACATGGAGAGGGTAGGCGCTAGGTCCTGGGAGATGCCGGGAACGTTCACCAAAACGGATTCTTTAGTCAATGAAACTATTAAGTACTACGGAATTGACCTTGAACATATCAATATCAACGTAGACGTTAACACACTACGAATCAAATGTGAGTGCAACTAAAGTAAAGCAGGGAGCCAGGTCGGAGCGAATTTCGCTCCGGCAAGGCTTTAGCCTTGCCTGAGAAAATTTTTGCAGGGGCGGATCTTAACACTTCTTTAACTAAAATAGCTAAAAATATTAACACTTATTAACTACTACTTATTACTTTTATGCTTATCTTTGTCATGCAGTCGCAATGAAGCGAAGGCGTTAAAAAATCAAGTTATGGAAATCATTTGTTTGTTTAAAAAAGCCGCTCATACTTACACACTATTCTTTAAACCAGTCTTGATTGGTTATTCTTTTGCGGAAGGTGATTTACGTATGTATGACGATACTGTCGAAGAATTTACAATGGATACTCCTATATTCGATACCTATGAAGAAGCTGTCAAGTATGCTTATATAAAAACCCACGGAGAGGCTAACTACCTTAGAGAGTTCGAGGAATAAAATACCTTAACAAAACATTAACACTAAGGGTATTGCATAATACATTCAATACCCTTATATTTGTTTTATAATTTTTAATCACTTAAACGTAAAGACAAGCACCATGAAAAGCACAATGTTAGAATCAAACGGAATTAGAATTGTTTTCTCTTTTGGCGGCAAAGTACGCGTCAACCAGAACGACAAAGAGGTTGAATCGGTAAACAACTTTTCAACATTCAGAAAGTGGGCGAAGGAGGTTTTATCCGATACTCAATTCAAAGTAGCGAAGGCTCAATTCAACCGTATGTAATGCGTCCAAAGGATACAACCCACCGAACGGAACGGTTCGGTGGGAATTCCTATGCTAGCGAATTTCGCTCAGGGCAGGGCGGAGCCCTGCCTGAGTAAATTTTTGCAGGGGCGGATCTTAACATTTCTTTAACTAAAATAGCTAAAAATATTAACACTTATTAACTACTACTTATTACTTTTATTCTTATCTTTGTCATGCAGTCGCAATGAAGCGAAGGCGTTAAATAAACAAGTTATGTACTTATTCATTTTAATTTTCTTCTTAGGTTGTTGGTTCCCTATTAGCTTATACGCTATGATTTTAAATAGCGAATCGGACGGGGATACAGTAAAAGAGACGTTATCAAAATTTTTCATCGGTTCGTCTTTATGGATATTATTAATTGTATTTTTTGCAACACTAATAATTTAACAGAACGTTAACACTAAGGGTATTGCATAATACATTCAATACCCTTATCTTTGCTTTATAATTTTTTAATCACTTAAACTTAAAAACAATGTTAGCTGAAAAGAAAAATGTATTAAAGACTTTAAAGTCAGCCATCTTAAAGTCATATTCTGAAAACAAAAATTTAGATTTTACCGATTTTGAGGACGTGGCTTTTGATTTACAAGTAGATATAGAAACGGAAGAGGACGAACTGGAAACGGAACATAATAGGTTTTATATGGATTATCAAAAAAGCGTAGACGCTGACTATTACGCATTCAGACAAGCGCAAAGATAGAACGGAATTTATAAACAGGGAGGGCTTAAATGCTCTCCCTATCTTAAACATCTTAAAATAATTGTTATGAAGGTTAATGAAGTAAAAGTAAGCTATAAAAAAGGAGTTTTTGGTAATGTATTAAATTCCTTAAATGCCGTTGATTATTGCAGAAACATTCCGGAATTTGAAAACAGAATGGAGTATCAAGAAGTATTTGCAGCCATATATTTAGATAATGCAAATAACATTCTTTGCCATCAAATTATAGGTATTGGTAACATCACTGGGGCAGTGGTAGATCTAAGAATTATTTTCTCCACCGCGCTTAAGACATTATGCACTAGCCTAGTTCTTTGCCATAACCACCCATCGGGAACTTTAAAAGTATCAAAAGCAGATTTTGACGTAACGAACAAAGTAAAGGAAGCGGGTAAATTATTTGATATACAGGTATTAGACCACATTATACTAACTAAAAATAGTTATTTGTCCTTTGCGGACGAAGGACACTTATAAAATACCATTGTTTTAAGTTTACCCGTCAAATGTAAAAGTTTGGCGGGCTTTTCTATGCCAGTGAATTTCGCTAAGGCAAGGCTTTAGCCTTGCCTGAGTAAATTTTGGCGGGATCCCTTTTTAACATTTCCTTAACTATACCAGGGAAAACATTAACACTCCGTTAACTACTAGGTATTGTTTTTATGCTTATCTTTGCAGTGTTATAAAGAGAGAGGGTAAATAGAAAGGCAAAAAAGTAATTTAAAAAAAGTTTGCCTAAAATTTGGAAATTAGAAAAATAACCCTTATCTTTGCATCAGATTCTTTACCACTTAAACAAACAGGTTATGAAATTAGTCGGTTTTAATTTTATCCATGGCGCAAATGTACATTCAGTTGACTTAAGACTGTCAGGTACAAAAAAATTAGGATATGCCTTTATAGTGCAAACATATCACTTTGATATGGAACAAGTTATAAATAATAATCTTGTTTTGGATTCGGGAACTTGCTTTAATTGCCCTTTAAGTTTCAACCAAAATAACGGCAAAACAGGCGGCTGTTATACGCATAAAGGAAATTTAAGAAAGGGCTTAGGCTCTAAATTAAGGTCGTTAAATAAGCAGTACAAAGCCGGTAAATTGCTTAATAATTACGATACCGTTTTAAGCGGTTTAAATAAATTCGCAAAGGACGTAAAAATTTCCTTAGTACGGTTTGGGACGTATGGCGAAGCGGTTACATTGCCTTTAGACCTATTAGACGGTTTGGCAAAGCTATCAAAGCGTAAAACGGGTTATACGCACCAATGGAACAAACCAGAGTATAAAGACTACTCAAAATTTTTAATGGCATCTACTCACAATGTTTTTGAGGTTAACATTGCAAAGGATTATGGATTCAGGACGTTCAATGTAGGACAAATTGAGAATAGTTTAATGTGTCCATCTTCGCCAACAATCAAAAAAGAAAACAGAACGCCATGTTCGGATTGTGGATTGTGCGCGGGAAATTCAATACAGGCAAAGGATATTTATATTCCTAAACACTAAAAAAAATATGGGAGAATGTTTGGATATGTCAAATATTCTCCCTATCTTTGAAACATATTAATCACTTAAATACTTAAAAAAATGAATAACAGGCATGTTTGGGAAGGTTGGACGGTTCAAGATTTTATAGATGAATTAGAACCATTCTTTAATTTAGTCATGAGTGGAAGGACACATATCAAGCCATTTAAGGACGACAAAGAACTAAAACAGTATCTTAGAGATAATCAACCATATTATAAGAAACACATTCCAGAGGTCTTTAAGTACTTCAAAAATAAAATGAAATAAAGAGATAGTAACTTGTTTTTTGCCCCGTTGGATCCAGTGTCCGACGGGGATTTTGTGTGCCAGTGAATTTCGCTCAGGGCAGGGCTAAAGCCCTGCCTGAGTAAATTTGGCGGGATCCCTTTTTAACATTTCCTTAACTATAATAGGGAAAACATTAACACTCCCTTAACTACTTTGTATTGGTTTTACCCTTATCTTTGTGTTGTTATTAAGAGAGAGGGTAAATAGAAAGGCAAAAAAGTAATTTAAAAAAAGTTTGCCTTAAATTTGGAAATTAGAAAAATAACCCTTATCTTTGCATCAGATTCTTAACCACTTTAAATATTTGCTATGAAGTCCATTAATGAGTTTATTTCCAATTTGTCAGCAAGAAACACGTTTGCAGCTATTCAATACGAGTCGGCAGCAGATAAGGTTGCTAAAAAATTAACCTATGGTTGGTTGGCAGCCAATGGTATTTCTCGCGAAGAAGTACGTTGTATTACTTTCCGTACTTGTCAGTTAGGCAGTACGTACAAAACAAGAGTAGAAAACAGAGAAGGCGAAGGAACGGTTATTAATCCAGGTTGGGCTCGGTCGTTAGACAACAAAGGGCACTTATTTGACAATCCTAAGAACGGTAAAAAGTTTCTCCGCGTGTTCTTAGTGCCAGGCAAACAGGTTACTTGGGGCTTTCCGGACGCAACAACAGAACGGAACAGATTAGCCTTAGTACAGAGAATGAAGGAAATAGAGCCACAAACGGAATCGGATACGTTTGAAGTAAGAATGATTGAGCTTGATTGTATCCAGAGTTTAAAGGCAAAAGAAATTTTTCAATTAGCGTAAAAAAAAGTAGGGGAATGTTTGGATATTTTAAATATTCCCCTTATCTTTGCAACATATTAATCACTTAAATACTTAAAAAAATGAACAAGGAAGGTTTAGAAATTTCGCTAACAAATGATTTAAGCGAAGAGATTTTTTTCAATGCTTTATGTAATTCAATGGATTATATGTGTAGCTCGTATGGACTTGATTTAAAGTACAAACAATCGGACTACCTTAAGGCAAAAGCTAAATTGACTAATCCATGTTTAGAAGATGTTTTAATGCAGATGCTAAGGGATGGAGCTAAAATTGGATTGAAAGATCTTGAGGGTGGAATGGGTACGGAATACATTACATTAGATACGATACATGAAAGAGTTAAGAATGTTCCTATTACCGATTTGTTAGATATGATAGATGAAAATGATGATGCCACTACGGGAGAAGTTGTTTTACAGATTGTTTTCCTTAATGAAATAATGTATGGATAGGATTTAAAAAAGATGGGAGAATGTTTGGAAATGTGAAATGTTCTCCCTATCTTTGCAACATATTAATCACTTAAATTTTAAAACAATGCAGTATCAAATCAAAAGAGAATGTTGGAATGAGAAAACATTTAATGGGTATACAGATAATCCATATTGGAAAATTGAGTTGAAAGGTTTAGGATTTGTGTTAAATGATGATGGCAGAGTATGGAGTTCTATTGGTATAAAAATGACAGAATTTTATTTAGAGGATATTAGGACAATTATAAAAGAATGTAAACTTAATATTGATATTGTTTCACCACTTTAAATTTTAAAAGAATGTTAGTAAAGAATGATGTTAGATGTAATTGGTGTGACTGGGAAGGATATGAGGATGAATTAGATTTGATTGTTGATTTATCTGATGATGGTATTTCACATGATGTACATTATCTTAAAGTATGTCCTGAATGTAAGCAAGATGATTATTTGATGGATATTGATATTGATAACCCCGCGGAAAATTAATAAAATGAGAAGCGAAGTAATTGTAAAAAGACGTGAGGATTTTGGCCATGACTGGATTTTGGTCCTCGAAACAAAAAAGAATAAAATCCTGAGACGCAAAAGTTTTTACTTAGGTCAAGATGTAAAATTTTGTAGTAGAGTATTGGGAATGTCCCCGCGCGATGTTGTCAATGAAATTGGTTCTGGAGATTTTACCAAAGATAATAACTTAAAATTGTTAGGAAAATTTATTAGTAAGCGTTTAGAATTATCCTCTAAGTCCATAGATGAATTAGAAGCGTGGGATTTGTGCTGTCAATAAATTTTAAAGATAACATAACTTGTTTTTTTGCCCCGTCGGATTTAGTATCTGGCGGGGATTTTTTATGGCCAGTGAATTTCGCTCAGGGCAGGGCAAAGCCCTGCCTGAGTAATTTTTGGCGGGATCCCTTTTTAACATTTCCTTAACTATACCAGGGAAAACATTAACACTCCGTTAACTACTAGGTATTGTTTTTATGCTTATCTTTGCAGTGTTATAAAGAGAGAGGGTAAATAGAAAGGCAAAAAATTAATTTAAAAAAAGTTTGCCTTAAATTTGGAAATTAGAAAATTAACCCTTATCTTTGCATCAGATTCTTAACCACTTTAAATTTTTAAAGACTATGATTATTTCAGAAGTAAAAGGCGCAAATTTAAGCGCGAAGTATGTAGCTATTAGCTCACAAAAATTGATTAATGACCTTAAGTCTAATGGCTTTGAGATTTCAGACTTTAGAACTAAAAAGAAAGGTTCTAAAAGTTCCGCGCACCTTATTAGAATGAGGTACAATAAGGAATTAATCTTAAATGGTGAAACCTTATATCCGGAGGTCGTTATCCGTAATTCTTTTGACGGAACGGTTGGGTTTGAATGTTCAATGGGAATATTCAGGTTAGTATGTGAAAACGGACTAACTGTAGCTGATTCCAGATTTGAAGCTAAGATTTACAAAATAAAGCATTTCGGAAAGAAAGCAATGGATATTTCGGAAAAGGTTATTTCGGGTGAAATTGTAGCTAACTTTTTTGAATTGTTACCTAAACTCGAAGAATACGTATTGCAGCAAATGTCTGTAAACTTGACCGAAGAGAAGGCTATTGAATTTGCCATGAAGGCTGCTGCTTTGCGTTTTAAGAGAGCCTTTACAGAAAGTGAAGCCAAATTATTACTCACTTCAGAAAGGTTCGCAGATGATGATAATACGCTTTGGGCTATTCAGAATCGTCTTCAGGAAAAATTGATTAATGGGTTTGGGCTTGGGGCTATTCGCGGTAGAAAATATTCCTCATTAAAAGATCCTAATAAAATTGCGGTTATCAATGAGAGGTTAGCTAATCTTTCTATGGAGTTCGCAAATTAATTTAAAAAAATGTGGGGGAATGTTTGGAAATGTAAAATGTTCCCCCTATCTTTGCAGCATATTATTGACCACTTAAAAATTAAAAACATGAGAAGGATTAAGGTTAGATTCTCTTTACAGCGTGGAGAAAATTATATGAAATGGAGAGTGATTGATAGAGATGGGGTTGTCACATATTACAATCCATGTGACGTTCAATTAATCATGAGAGGTTGCACGTTAAGGAACAATAAGAAATTAGCTACTAAGATTTACAATGGCGAAAGTACGAAGGTAGTGTGCGCCTGGATTTTATGTGATGAGTTAGAGATTAGACATTCTGATTTTATTAAGGGGTCTGATTTTAAAATCAAGTACAATCCTAAACTTGCCCCCCACTGGATGTTCCTGGGTGCAGATGTAGATGATAGGTATGTTTCTTACATTGTTTCGGTTGACTTTAAGTTACATATTGATTTGATTCCCGACGGTATGAAATTGGGAGGATACAAAACTTCGGGAGAAGAGCCCGCAGATTATTAACAAAACATTAACGATAGGGGTATTGCATAATATATCCGATGCCCCTATCTTTGCACTATAATTATTCACCACTTAATATTTTAAATCATGCACAGTATTCATTTAGTTAGATTAAAAGCAGATTCTCATTCCGATGCTTATTCCATAGTAGAAGATTATCTATTCGATTGGGGCACAGAGAATAACTGGTTTACTATCCTGGGTTCTCATTGCAAAGAGGATAAATCATTTTCAGAATCTTTTGAAGAAAGATACGTAACTAAAGATGAATTGCTTAATAACCCTGATAGATTTAATAGCCTAACAAATATATCTGATTACTACAAAGAGGCATTTGAAAAGGTAGCAAATTTTAAAGGTACTGTTTTAGTTGAACCTATAGATTGGTTTCTTGCATTAAATCATTGTAAGGAACAACATCAAAGAGCTTTACTTTCCGACCCTGATAAAATTGATATATGGTCGGATACTTTCTATGATGGTTCTATAGATGAAAATGGGATTACAGAGCTTTACACAGGTGCAGATAGCCAATTAACTTTTATTGTGTTGGTTGATATGCACTCGTAAAAAAAGCCCTCCTGGTTAACGCTGGGAGGGTTTTTCTATGCCAGTGAATTTCGCTCAGAGCAGAGCTCCGCTCTGCCTGAGTAAATTTTGGCGGGATCCCTTCTTAACATTTCCTTAACTATACCAGGGAAAACATTAACACTCCGTTAACTACTAGGCATTGTTTTTATGCTTATCTTTGCAGTGTTATAAAGAGAGAGGGTAAATAGAAAGGCAAAAAATTAATTTAAAAAAAGTTTGCCTTAAATTTGGAAATTAGAAAAATAACCCTTATCTTTGCATCAGATTCTTAACCACTTAACTTTTAAAAAATTATGTTAAAGCAAATTAATTTCAGATTAGGCGACGTTATTCACTGTATTGATATCAAGCCTAGTGCTACGCCTAAGCTCGCTCAAAAAGGCGAAATCATTCTGCAAACTTATCATTTTTCCATTGACCAGATTAATGAGGGTAGCCTAAAAAATGATTCTAAGGTGTGTTTTGATTGTAAGTTCTCTTATAATGCAAACGGTGGAAAATCAGGCGGTTGCTATACCCATGCGAACGGATCCCTAGCTTGGGGATTGGTTGCAAAATTAAAGGCTTTAAAAAGGCGTTTAGACAACGGATTAATTCCAGAAGGGACGGACGGTGTAATGGAACAAATTACAAGCGTTACAAAAAAGGTTAAAATATCCTTTGCTCGAATGGGAACGTATGGGGAGCCTACCTTATTACCTTTTGAATTGCTAGAACAAATAAGGCCTTTGGTCGGCAAAGTATCGGGCTATACTCACCAATGGCATAAACCAGAGAATAAGCAATATGCAAAATACTTAATGGCAAGTACGCATAATATCTTTGACGTAAAATTGGCCGAAGGTTTAGGATTCAGGTCTTACAATGCTAGCCAGGTTGAAGGTGCTATCCTTTGTCCATCAGCGCCAACCATAGCAAAGGAGAAGCAAGTAAGTTGCGCTAAATGTGGATTGTGTGAAGGTGGAAAGAAAGCTAAGAATATTTACAATGTAATCCATTAACATAATCTTAACGTGGGGGGATTTGGTTTTCTCAATTACCCCCCCTATATTTGCATCATAATTAATCACTTAAATTGTAAAACATGAAAAGTAAATATGATAATATATTAAAGGCATACGAAAAGGTGCTAGGCATGGCAGAAGCTAAGTTACAAAATGCCATTGACAAAAATAAAGAATGGGATATTGAACATTATAAAACTGATGTTCAAACGATAAAGAATGAAATTGAGTTCACAAATAATCTCAAAAAGAATGAACTTGAAATCAAAAAAAATGCTAAAAAAAGTTAAATTAAATTAACAAAACATTAACGATAGGGGTATTGCATATTATATCCGATACCCTTATCTTTGCATCATAATTAATCACCACTTAATATTTAAACTTATGGCAATTTACGGAGATGGAAAGCACAATGAAAACATGGAACACATTGAGCAGCCAATGGAAACTTTTGATTTTTTCCTTGACCAAAAAATAACTACATGGATGCGTACTAGATTTAGCGTGGAGGCTACATCAAGAGAGGAGGCGATAGAGAAAGCTAAGAAGGAGTATGAGGAGTTATGTTGGGATGAATCTTGGGAGGAGATTCCGGACGTTCAAGAAACAATGAGTGTAAGAGATAACGCTGGTTTTAGCACCGAAGAAGTTTACATACATGAATTTCCGACAATTAAGATTTGGGAGAATGGCATGAATTCTTTAGACCATTTTTAACAAAACATTAACGATAGGGGTATTGCATAGTATATCCAATACCCTTATCTTTGCCACATATTAATCATCACTTAAAAAACAAAAAATGCACGTTTCAGAAAAAAATGTAGCAGGCACTTCTTTCCACGGGGATACCATTAATGCGTCGGTTAAAGAGCTAACTAAAATTCTTGGTAAACCTACTTATGAGGATAAATCCATAGTAGAGAAAGTAAACTTTGAATGGGTTCTAGAAACTTCAAATGGACACGTTGTTACTTTGTACACTTGGAAAGAATATAGAAGGTTTAAAAAGAGCGAGGTAGTTAACTTGCACATAGGAGGATTTAAAAAATCAGCTACTTCAATAGCCAAAGGAGAACTAGAATTTTTGTTGAACTTAAAAAGATAATAACCATGATAACTTTAAAGGAAATTTCAAGAAGAGATTTAGTAGAGGCTTTAGAAGTATTACTTTCAGATGAGTTTGATTCATCAGAGCTTGTTTACTTGACCGAAGAAGAACTCATTAGGTCTATAATTACCGCAGCTATTTTCTACAAGGAAGCAGCTAATGATTAAATAAAAAGTAAGTCAGGTAGCTCAGTTGGGTAGAGCAACCGGTGACAACGGTTCGAGTCCGTTCCATACGAAAGTGTGAGGTGTGTAGGGTAGCAAGCGGGTGTGACGCAGGTTCGATTCCTGTCCTGACTTCCAAAGGTTAATAGATGTTTAAGTGGTTTGGCTCCTGGCAGTAGATGTCAGGAGTTTTTTTTGTTGCCAGTGAATTTCGCTCAGAGCAGAGCGAAGCTCTGCCTGAGTAAATTTTCCCCCTCCTCCTTTCCAGGATGGCCAGGGATCTATGGGGGAAATCCAGGCGTTAACATTTTTTAACATTTCTTTAAGATCCTTTTAACATTTGAAATTAGGATATTAGATAGATTGGGTGTATCTTTGCAATGTCAATTAGATGATGGGGAATAGATGAGATATGGTATGGGTTACATTTTACTACATTTCATTTTAACATGACTTTAACATTTTAGGATTAGGATATTAGATGGAATGTCATTATCTTTGCGACATATTATTAACCACTTTAAATTTTTAGAATCATGCCAAATTGGTGTTCAAATTGTATCTCATTTGAAGGTAATGAGAAAGCTATGGAAACATTTAGAAAAGATGTTGCCAGTATTGAGGACGGTCATTGTATATTTACTGCATTGACTGATTTTAAAGAAGAATGGTGTTATGATGATTGGTGTAATGAGTTCGGCACTAAATGGAGTGTAACGATGGACGATGACATTAGGAGTAACGTGAAAGAATGTGATTACTTTAATTGTGAAACGGCTTGGAGTCCATGTACGGAATTTGTTAAGAAGGTATGTAAGAAGTACGGAATAGAAGGACGGATTGAATATACAGAAGGGGGGTGTGACATTGCAGGTATTGTTGAGATTGATGTAAATGGTGATGAAGTAAGTAGAAGAGATATGACTTATAATGAATATCAGTATGAAGAAGTACCTGAGAGTTTCTTCTATGATTTTATTATGAATGTTGAAGATGGATTGATTGAAAGTGAGGAGCAGATAAGAGAAGAATATTCATTTGTTACTGAGGAGGATATGTTGGAATTGATTGTATTGTTTAATGAGAATGTCCCCTCGAAAAATTAACATAATATTAACATGAGGGGATTTGGTTTTCTCAATTATCCCCCCTATATTTGCACTATATTCTTTACCACTAAACTAAAAAAAATGGGCGACCAAAAAATTAAGATTGTAGAAGATTTTGTATGGCTATTGATTACCGACAAAGCTAAGGAAGTTTACCAGTCGGGTTTATTTGATGGTTCTATCTGTGCGCTACATGATGACGGTAGCGAGAGTTTATGTGATACCTACGAAGACCTTACCGAAGCATTAGAGAGAGGTCTTGAAATCGGAATAGAGGTTGGCCATATAACCAAACCAAAACCTAAAGAAGTAGAATGGTATAATACCCTATACAATTTAGATGTTACGACCTTCAGGAACTTAGACCCTATCATGGAAGCTAAGACAGATGAGGAGTGGATTAAGGCAGGAGAACAGGGCATTCCAGCTTGGTGCTACTACGACAATGACCCAGCGAACAACGAACTATTTGGCAAGCTATATAATTGGCATGCGGTAAATGATAAGAGAGGACTTGCACCCGAAGGATTTAGAATTCCAACCATAGAGGAGTTAGATAACTTATATATTAGCCCAGGTTATTTGTATCCGTCAGGGTCTCGTACTCATGAGAAAACCAGTTATGGGAAGTACTTTAATAGCTTTGATGCTATTAGAGAAATGGGGTTCTTTTGGAGTTCTACGGAAGATGATATTGATAGAAATTTTGCTTGGTACAGATACTTTACGAATCACCCTGATAACAATGCGGGCATAGATGTAAATCATAAGTCAATGGGTGCATCGGTTATCTGCATCAAAGATTAACATAATCTTAACATGGGGGGATTTGGTTTTCTCGAATATCCCCCCTATATTTGCATCATATTATTCACCACTTTAAAAAACAACATGAGAAATAGTAAAGAATGGATAGCTGTCTTAAATGGCACAAGGATTGATTCTAATGGGTTCTATTGCAGTGAGTTCTTTCGTAGGACATGTGTTACCTCCTACAATAAGAAAGAAGCTGTACGATTACTCTCGAAGGCTAAGATGCACTACTTCGGTACTTATAAGATTCCCAAGGAAGTTAGGATGAGGACAGGCATCATTTCTAATTAACAAAATATTAACATGGGGGGATTTGGTTTTCTCGAATATCCCCCCTATATTTGCATCATATTATTCATCACTTAAAAAACAACATGAGAAATAGTAAAGAATGGATAGCTGTCTTAAATGGCACAAGGATTGATTCTAATGGGTTCTACTGTGGTGCGGCCTGTGTTACCTCATACAATAAGAAAGAGGCCATACGATTACTCTCTAAGGCTAAGATGCATTACTTCGGTACCTATAAGATTAGTAAGGAAGTTAGAAGGAATACAAACATCTACGCTAATTAACAAAACTTTAACATGAGGGGTATTGTATATATCATGTAAGCTCCTTATCTTTGTATCATATTAATAATCACTTTAAATTTTAAATCATGCAGTTAGATAAAGTAATGTTGGATAAATTGGAATCTTGGTTTGAGACCTATAATCCTGATAGTATGTTATTAAATTTTGATATAGATGAAGAGGAGGATGAGTTGATGTATAAAGATTATCAAGAGTTAATGGAGTTACTGGAGAGAGCTAAGAAGAATGAGTTAACAGATGATGATAAAGATGTTATAGAATTCCATTTAGATTGTATTGCAAATGATGAAGATTAATTTTTAGTCACCGCGAAAAACTTAAAAAAAATGTCAGTATTCAAGTATTTAGAAGATTTTCTTCCAGGGAGAGACCCAAACAATTTTGTATTCACTGTGTTAGAACCTCTATATAATGAAGAATTTACATGGGATATATTAGATATCCTTGATGAAATAAATAGAGACAGGTTAGCTGATTGGACTGACTACTCAAAGGATGATTGGTTTGATGGTTGGTCGGAATGGTGTGAGGGTGATGTCTATAAAATTCTCTCCATAGAAGACAAGGGAGATATAATACACAAACCTTTCATGTAGATAAATTATTAGTCACCAGGAAAAACTTAAAAAAAATGTTAGTATTCAAGTATTTAGAAGATTTCTTACCAGGCAGACCTGTCGATGATTTTGTGTTCACAGTGTTTGATAAGCACAGCGATGAAGAACTTATATGGGATATACTAGATGTCCTTGACGAAATAAACAGAGATAGGACTGCGGATTGGATTGACTACACGGAAGATAATTGGTTTGATGGTTGGGCTTCATGGTGTGAGGATGATGCGTACACAATACTATCAATAGAGGATAGGGGAGATAAAGTGAACAAACCTTTCCTATCTATGCACATGTAGATAAAATAGCAAGGTGGCGTAATTGGTAGACGCATATATGGTGTAAGTGAATCTAACTCGCGAGGTAGTTGAGCGGAGAATAAAGCACCAGATAGATGAAGTTACTTATCATCATGCAGGTTCGAATCCTGCCCTTGCTACTAAAATTGTAATTATGGAAATAGCAATGATTGTAGGATGGGTATTTTTAATATCGAGTTGGACAATACCATCTTTTATTAAAGATGTACCTATTAAAGACGTATCTAAAAGAAGATTTGTAGGACTAATGTTATCAACTTTAGCAACAGGTGTTTTTATAGGTCATGGATTATCTTTATTATTTAGTTAATTTAAAATTAATTAGCAAGGTAGCGTAACGGTAACGCAATGAACAGGGAAGGCTGCATAGATACAGGTTCGAATCCTGTCCTTGCTACAAAAAAATAATAACATGAGCTACGAACCAAAGTATATTGAGCAGCCAGTTGTGAGCGTGCATGATTCAGGTGAGCAGGGACCTATGCTTGTAATCCACAGTTACATCAACCAGAAGGGTAAGATGATTCTAAGCAAAGACGAAGCATCCCTGCTGTTTCTAGAGTTGTATAAATTCATTCAAAACAACTAACATGAAAGTATTAATAACGGGTGTCGCAGGATTCATTGGCAGTCATCTAGCGCATTCTATGTTAACCCAATGCCACAAAGTGATAGGTGTGGACTTCTTTGATGGAGGCGATACTCAGTTATTAAAAAAGATGAGGTTGGATGATATATGGAACAATCGCCAGGATGGAAAAGGTATTGGCTGCTACGAATTGGACATAACAGAAAAGTGGAAGGTAGATTTTCTATTCTCCATACACAAGTTTGACATAGTAGTGAACTTAGCAGGACAGGCCGGAGTTAGAGCCAGCGTCAAGGATCCGGATCTATTTGCCCGATCAAACGTTCAAGGATTCTTAAACATTATAGAAGCATGTAAGAAATATGAAGTAAAGCATTTAGTGTATGCATCTAGTTCAAGTGTATATGGAATGGGTAGTAACATGGATATGGCATTTAGTACAGATGATAGAACAGATGGGCCGGTATCCTTTTATGCAGCGACTAAGAAGATGAATGAATTGACGGCACATGTATATAGTCATTTGTTCAACATGCGTACTACAGGTCTTAGATTCTTTACAGTGTATGGTCCATGGGGTAGACCGGATATGATGGTTTATAAATTTACATATAACATCCATAATAACATTCCTATTGACATTTATAATCATGGAGAGATGTTTAGAGAATTTACTTACATTGATGATATTATTGATGGGATTAATATTGTGATTAAAAATGAAACGGATGTCAAGTACATGTTATATAATGTAGGGAGCAATGAGAGTATTAAGATTTTAGATTTCATTGATGTTCTGGAGGAGGAGATTGGAAAGAAGGCCCGCCGGAATTTAGAACGGATGCAAGATGGAGACGTTTACTTCACTGCGTCCGACGTATCACCTCTAAGAAGATTGGGATACGAACCGAAAGTAAAATACAGAGAAGGGATCAGACGGTTTTTAAAATGGTATGATTCAATAGACAATATAGAACACCGGACTATAATGGAACAGACCGGTGTGTAAGAGCAAAGTTTAAGTGGTGTATATAGAAGGTGGGCTCTGGCCTCCCCGGTTATCCTACCTTCCTTTTTAAAACAAACAAATCAATTATATGAGATCAATCCTTTCAACCTTTTTACTCTTAGGAGTGTTTTATTCTTATGGCCAAGAACCGATTAACTGTGTAATAAACAACACCGTTCTATTCGAAAGCCTATTGCCTGATCAAGATAAGTTCGAGTACGTTATCGTGGACCGAAGCACAGACCTAATAGACGGTATCAATCACATGCTAATGTTCGTGTTACCGCAAAGGAACAACCGGGTTGTATCTTTCCGGGGAGAAGAGCGAGAGGTCATCTACAACCCGAAGAAGAGACGGTACATCTTTGACGGGGGCACATACAAGACCTACCCGGATCTACTCTCGGCGGTAAAGTTCTTTTTATTAACCAATTAAAACATTTCTTACATGTCCAAAAAATTAAATACAACGGATCTTATACCATTAGATTCATTATCATTAGGAGAGCCATTAGATAATAAGATGGAAATATTCAATAACGTTATTACATCTATTAAAACATTTCCAGATTCAAATTATCTATGTTGTGCTTACTTGCTTATAGAAGATCCGGAAGATGAAACAAATGTATTCTTCTTTCCATTGTTTGAAGATGATGATAAAAACATGCAGGCATTCTTATTGAAAACGGAAGATGATACAAAAGTATTTTTAGATTACATGAAGAAAGTATCTGAAAATGTAAAAGTTCCAAAGTTAAAAGAATTCATAGATGAGATAAATCATGAGATTAAAATAGATTCTGAAAGAGGAAAATATTATAAATCATGTAAAGGAATATTAACCCTACCTGCATAAATTAATCGCCGGGCCTGGAAAATTGGCCCTGCGGAAAATTAAGGAACGGATTTGCATTAGAGCCCAAAAAAATATATGGAAAAAAATATTCGCCTGGGCTTGCATATATCAAAAGAATGTATTATCTTTGCAGCATATTAAAATGATCAACATGGAGAATGAGAAAATAGAACGGCTGTTAAATAGAACGGCAATCCTTATACAACAACGGAAAGAGTTAGAGGATAAAGAGAACGCACTTAAGAAAGAAGTACAGGAAGCATTAATAGAAGCAGATCTCTCAACGCTATCGACTTCAATGATATCGGTAATAAAAGTAACAAAGAAGTCCTTTACTTACTCTCCTGCAATTCAACTGCTGGAGAAAGAACTAAAGTTAAAGAAAAGCCAGGAAGAGATTTACGGCGCAGCAAAAGAAACGCTTAAGTCCCACTACATGTATACACTTAGTAAACAATTCGTAAAGGATGCTTATGACGACTTCGGAGATAATTAAAGAACGATTCACCGACGCACTTTCTATTAGGTTGAACGGTGTTAGATACTGCGGTAAACGACTACAAACCGACGGAGTTGAATTATATGTTTTAACCGGTGACTTTAATCCGGTTCATAAACAATACATGGAGTACATGGCAATGGTCCACTCTCCAACCGGTAACATAAACATAGTAAGCATGGAAGAGAACGGTAAGTTATTTCCTTGGATTACTTTGAACATGGCAAAACAGATCACAGAATTTATAAACATTAATAAAAAGGGTGCAGCCCATTAATAAACTAACATGGAACAACAGAAGAGTAAAAAGTTTGTAGGTAACGGCAGACTAATCACAACAAAAGATTCGACCGGCTTTGGTATGAGTATATGTATCACAGACCTATTCGAATTATGTATGAAGGATCCGGAAGTATCTCAATTCATTTATGTGTCAGAGAAGACCGGTAAGAAGTATCTACCACTTATCGCATGGCCATTAAAAGAAGTAAGAGAAGAAGACAAGTTCCGGACCCACGCCATTAGCATAGACACTTATAAGAAGGATGAAGCTAAAGGACAGACAACCTACGCGGCAAAACCGAAGGCCGCACCGAAAGAGAATAAGTTTGATGATGTGTTTGAGAATGCATTTCCAACAGCACAGGCATCAACTTCAACAATAACGGACGACGACTTACCGTTTTAATTTCACATGTTTTAATTTTCACATAACCATAATCTTTTTAAAATGTTATCAACAACCGTTTTAATTTCGCTATCAGTTATTGCCGTTATCTTTATGATCATGGGTTTAGTAATCCTATCCGACAGATCTAAAGTTGATTCTCCATGGGAAAAGAAAGTACCAGGAGCGTTACTAGTGTTCTCCGGATTAGCCCTATCCCTAGCATGTGTCATAGACGTACTTGGTTAATGGTTGCATGTGAGAAGGGGGCTGGTGAAAGCCGGCCCCCTTTCTTTATGTTTCTATCTCCCTGGTCACAAAAAGATCAACAAAAAATGTAAATGATTGATTGTCAATGGTATTTCAATTTCAAACATGTCAATTAGATCAAAAAGATGCATTTTATTCTATCTCCCTGGCCACAAAAAGATCAAAAAAAACATAAAACGTTGACAATCAATGCTATTTTTTAACAACAATTCTTAAAAATGCACAGTAAAATGTCTAAAAAATGCACAAAATGTCTAAAAATGTCTAAAAATTAATCAAAATGGATAAAAAACCTAAGAAAAAGCTAGTATGGACCTCTACATTTGGTGGTTGTAGAGCTTATGAACATACAATAATTTGGCATGATGTAAAGTCGGAAGTACCGGAAGATGCTGCAAGAAGTTACGATCTAGACATGAATGTAGATGGTTGTAAGTTATTGTTGTTAGTTGAGGTAAAAGAAGAAGGCGAAACATATCTTGAGCTAGAACAAGGATGGTATGATGCTAAGATAGATAGAAATAACATAGTAGTAGATAAAGACGTGGACGGAAGAATTATCGCCTACGCTTTTGAACAGGCCCTCGAACCGATAAGAGTATTTAATAGAACAGAAGAATATCAAACAAATGGAAGAAAATAACGAACATTGGATATCTAAACTAACGGACAGACAGGTATACATCATATCTTTCATCCTAATAGTCACTCCAACACTCTTATATTATGGATTTAAATATGTGTTTAACATGCTTTCCCATTAGACATCATAGAATCCATTTTAAGGCATGTAGCGTTCATTCTGCTGCATCTTCTCATGGTGGGTGGAACTACACGAAGGGTTCCACCCAAAGTTCATTAGGAGCCAACTGTGTGCGAAAAAAAGGCATTCGATGAAAAAATTCGCCTGATACCCAAGGCCTTATCCACATATTAACCCAGATGCACTACAATTTAACTTACCACATAGAACGTATTTTTTGCTGCTCCTTTCCCGATACTTGCACGTCATTTCCAGTACTACTCTTACACGTTATTGATTTACTCATCCTATTTTTATCATTTTCTTTCATTTATCATCTATCTTTTCATGTTACAGTCATGTTCATTAGGATTACATTTATTATTCTTTATGTTCTTGATATGTTTTATAGATGACTTTATTTGATGTTATATGGATGATGTATGGAAGACATGATACCGTACATGATACCGTACATGATGTTAGAATGTTATAGATGATTTTATTGATTTTATTTTATGTTTTATTTGGATATTATTATTTTATGTTGTATCTTTGTGTTCATGTTATTGATGTATATTAATGTTATTATTTAATTAATTGCTGGGATTGTATATTATGTAGTGTCCCCGCGCAAAAACTGTTTTATGGATTATAATTTTAGAGTATTGGCTCACCTAATTGGAAGGACTGTAGTGTTCCAAATTCATGATGTATATTATAATGATGAGGATGGAAGTCCGGAAGGTTATAATATGGAATCTGCTAAATTGAAGACAAGGGATGTAAAAGATTTTAGACTCATGTTGGAAAAGATGTATGAATGTTTGGACAAGCCTATTTTGTGGAGTGGTGATAGATTTCCGGAAGAGTTTAATGATTGACTTGAATAATCTGGAAAGGAAATTAGATGAAGCATTGAGTAAAGAGACCAAAGAAACATTGACTGATTTTGTAAACATGAAAAGAAACAAAATGAAAATCAATAAAGGCAAGAGAACAAAGCAAACAGGGATTGAATATTTGAGAGACATTTATAAGCATGATTACAGATGTCCGGTAAAATTTGACACCGCCGAAAAAATGCAACTTGAAATCATGGATGAGTTTTCTGAATGGCTTGCGAAGGAGGAGTATATTTTAGGTCACTTAAGCAGTACTTGGCGAAAGCGTGTAAAGGATCCTCCAATATCAATGTCGGTACTTTACCAAATGTTTTTAGACAACGAAAAAACAAAGTAAATATGGAAACAAAACCAAATGAACCAATCATTACGTTAGAATATAATAATGATTACACATCCATGGGCTTAACCAAACGTGAATACTTTGCAGCAATGGCAATGAAAGGAATAATCACTAACAAGGATGGACTTGATATTAAAATTGAGCGTATAGCTGAAAGTGCTGTAGATATGGCAGATGCACTTATTGAGGAATTAAATAAAAAAAGATAAAATGATAGAAAATATTAAAGCACGTCTCTTTGCAAAAAGATTCAATATTTGGAAAGAAGAAATAGATGCTAACGATAAAGAAGGTTATTTTATTTACAATAAACAAATCTATTTTGGAAATAGGTTTTTTGTATTTATTAAATCAAATCAAATACTATTTCGTTTAGAAGTTAAAGAAGAGAACAAAACAAAATAACAAATGGAAAACAAAGAAGAAGAATCGTCGTTAAAGTATTACGATAGTAAAGTATCGCTTTTTATCATTCACAATAGAAGCACTGATGCAGGTTTTTTATTTGATGCTTTTGAAGAAGCTAAGAAAATGTATGAAATAGAAATTGCTAAAGCCTACGAAAAAGGATATCGAGATGCAATAAAATTTTACAACCAATTTGAAAAATGATTATGGCAGAGCAAGAAGAGAAAACAGTAGTAGAGTTATTGTTTTTGGAATTTAAAACATTAGCAACTAACATGAGATTTGCAGGTGATGAATCCGGAGCTGGCTTAATAGATTTTTTATGCGAACGTGAAGTAGATGCTTTGAGAGAAGAGCAAGAACAACTTCAAGAAGCATACGAAGAAGGTTATGGGGATGCTCTAAATGCTGTAGATTCTATAATTAATAAAGTAAAGGAAATTTCTCTACCCGAAGTAAAAAAAATTATTGGTGAGGTGGATATGGAGGAGTTGGAACTTAAATACCACAAAAAACTTATGGAACGTAGAGAAATTGCTAAAAACTTTCGTGGTCAAGTTGCCGGTAATCATCCAGATATGTTTACTAGTCGAGAAATGTTAAGTATGATGGAAGGTTTTACAGATGGCTACACCCAGGCTCTTGAAGATACTAAGAATAAAAAGACTCATTGGGAAGTAGAATTTATTGATGGTGAATTAAAACTTATATAATGAAAAACCCAAAAGAAGAAAAATGTACTTGTAAAGAACACGACCCTTATTGTTGTCAAATTCATGGTAATTGTCCTACTTGTGTAAAAAAAGAAGAACCTAAACAAGAAAATTGTTGCACTCCTCTAGGACAGATAAAAAGATATGAAGATTGTTATGGTTGTGATAGAAAACCTAAACAAGAAAAACTCACTTACACAGAATCAGCAAAGAAAGAGGAAAGAATATCTAATTCTATTATGATGAAACGTAAACAAGAAACACTTGAAGAAGCTGCTGAAAAATTTTGGCTCAATGATGATTCTATGACTGATTATGTACAACGAGCTTATATAACTGGTTTTATTCAAGGTGCTAAATGGCAACAAGAAAAAATGTATAGTGAGGAAGATTTGATTAGTTTTGCACATTTTTATTTTAGAGAAGAATTTAATTCAACAATGCAAAACTCTGATAAACCAATAGATGAAATTTTACAAGAGTGGTTTAACCAATTTAAAAAGAAATAAGATGAACTATATTGCTAGAGGTTGTATGTATTGCGAAGGTATTTGTAACAAAGAATGTCTTCCTAAAAAAGAAACAGTTGATGAGGCGGCCGAAAAACAATATCCCACAATTCACGAGCAGTATCAATATGATGCTTTTATAGAAGGTGCTAAATGGCAAATGGATAAACAAAGTGATTTTATTATAGGGTTTTTAGAGTTTATAGAAGGAACTTATTCTTATAGTAACATATATGACCATTGGTATTTACACGCAAACACTTCTAAAACTTATAGCAAAAAACAACTATTAGAAGTTTACTTAAAAAGAAATAAACTATGAAAAAAGAAACAGTTGAAGAAGCTGCCGAAAGAATTTACCCAACTCCCAACCCTTACATTATGGGTATAGACCTAGGTAACTCAATGAGAAGAGAAGCATTTAAAGAAGGTGCTAAATGGCAACAAGAAAGAATGTATAGTGAAGATGATATGAAAGAGTGTTGGAATGCTTCTTATGTAGATGCTATGTCATTCGATGAAATAACTTACAAACCATTATTCTTTGAAGATTTTATGGAACAACTTAAAAAGAAATAAACTATGGAAAAAGAATTTGTAAGTTACGAAATAGCATTAGAACTTAAGGAATTAGGTTTTGATGAAGAATGTTTTAAATATTATACAAACACGGGAGAATTATATCTTAGTAACCTTTATGGAATACACGCTCCAACATATTCCCAAGCATTTAGATTTTTTAGAGAGAAATACAAATTACCTTCTTGGGTATATACTAGCGATAATGAAAAATTTTACTACGGCATTCTCAGAGATACACGTTTCCTTATCGATGGTAATAAACCTTATGAGACATACGAAGAAGCGGAGTGGGCGTGTTTACTAAAATTAATTGAAGTAGTTAAAAAAAAATGATATGATTATGAGTTCTAAAGATATTATTATTTATGAATTCGCTATAAAAATTAAAAACCTTGGATTTGATGAGCCTTGTATTGGTAATTACAGAAAAGTTCAAGTAACAGATGCTAAAACGGGAGACTCTTCCGAATCTACCGTATATTTGGATATGATGACTTTTACTATGAATTTTAATGAGAATAATAAAGATACAGATGCTTCGGCTCTCACATTTTCTCAAGCATTTAGATTTTTTAGAGAGAAATATGATCTTTTTGGATGTATTGATTTACATGTGAGTACACCTCTTCATTGGTATGTAAGAATTGATAAAATTTCTATTAATGATTATGTTTACCATTCAGAAGATGATTCTAAATATTATGCTAATTACGAGGATGCCGAGTTAGCATGTTTAATGAAATTAATTGAAATTGTTGAAAATATATAATTATGATGAAGGAACTTATTTCTTATAATGATTCTTTAATGCTTAGAGAATTAGGATTTGATGAGGCATGTTTTGCTTGGTATAGTAATGGTCAATTAATACTTGAACATCATATCATATTTACTGGAGATCAATATTACATGAGAAAAGAGGATTGTAATGCCCCCACATTTTCTCAAGCATTTAGATTTTTTAGGGAGAAGTATCAATGGCAATCATACATAGAACCAACTTCTGATCAACATAGTCGAGAACTTGGATACAACTATTGTCTTTGGAATTATAAAACAGGTGAGGAATATAATACAATGCCTCAAAATTGCCCCTCCGGAGATTGGGAGTTTGAAAAGTATGAAGATGCAGAATTGGCATGTTTGATTAAATTAATTGAAATAAACTCATGATACTAACACCAAGACAAAAAGCGTATGAGCTTCACACTTTCTATCGAAAGGTCATCTGGGATATTGGAGGTGAACTGGCGAGGACAATCCCTGTTTCAGAACGTGCAAAGGAATGCGCCTTGTTTACGGCAAATCAATGTCAAAAAGAATTGGAAGAGATTGGCCATTATAATTATTTTTATTGGGAAGAAGTTAAAGAAGAAATAGAGAAATTATGACACCAAAAGAAGAAGCAAAAGAATTAGTTGATACATTCTATCAAACAACGCCTAATGAGACTTGGATTGATGAGCCTTTAGGAGAATTTATGGAAACCTATACAGCTTGGGGGCAGGCTAAACAATGTGCTTTGATTGCAGTTGATAAGATATTGTTTGTACTTGAATTTAATCTTGATTTTAAAATGGAAAGGTCTATTGGATATTATTTAGAAGTTAAACAAGAAATAGAGAAATTATGAGATTATCACCTAAAGAAAAAGCAGAAGAATTAGTATTGAGGTATCTAAGAATTGATAATAATACTAAAGAATGGTTTAATTCGTATATAGCTAAACAATGTGCATTGATTGCGGTTGATGAAATACTACAAATTTTTAATAACGAATGGACAAAATTAGATTTTTGGACAGAAGAAATAAACGGAACAATTAATTTTTGGCAAGAAGTTAAAAAAGAAATAGAGAAATTATGAGACTATCACCTAAAGAAAAAGCAGAAGAATTAATTAGAAAATATTACTCATTTGGATTAAATAATGTAGCCGGTTCGTTTAGTTGGTATGAATGTAAAAAATTTGCTTTATTTACAGTTGATGAGATACTAAAAGCAAGAGAGGTTAGTCCAGGAGGATTAATTTTAGATGAAGATTATTGGTTAGAAGTTAAAGAGGAATTAATAAATTGGAAAAATGAATAAAGAATCCAGAGAAATCTTATATAACAAGTACAATGGTAAATGTGCCTATTGTGGATGTAATTTAGAAAATGGTTGGCATGTAGATGAGATAGAACCAGTTCGAAGAAATTATGTTTATGATAAAATTAAGAGGAAGCATGTAGTAGATAAATATAATCCTATGCTGCATCCGGAAAGATTGAACATTGAAAATCAGAATCCTTCATGTCCATCATGTAATATTAATAAGCATAGCATGTCTCTTGAAGAATTTAGATCATTGATTAAAGGATTTATGAAACATTTAAATGAGAAGTCTACACAGTATAAAGTAGCTAAACGTTATGGACTTATTGTAGAAAATGATATTGATGTATTATTCCACTTTGAAAAACAATTATAAAATGTCAGAAGAAAAAGCATTGTTAGCAGCTCAAATTTTAGAGAGACTTACTAAATTTAGACGTATTTTTAAAATATTAGTAGAAAGTAGAGAGATACCTGAGATTACAATTAGATGTAAAGATATTAGCTTTAAGGAAAGTACTTTACATATTAATGGAGATGATCCAGGATTTAAGAGTATGTTTGTTGAGTTTAATAAAGATGCTATAGCTAATCATATTATTAGACTGGAGAAAGAATTGGAAAATTTGTAGGTTAATTGGGATTCCCCGCGGAAAATTAAGAAAATATTAACATAGGAGGAATTGACTTTATAGAATATTCCTCCTATATTTGCAGCATATTATCTATAAACTAAAAATAAATAACATGAGTAAAATTATGATTAGCCAGAGAATGAATGGTTTAACAAATGAGCAGATTATCGAAACAAGAAATAGGTTTCTTGAATATGCCAAAAAAGAAAATTTAGAGGTTGTAAATACCTATTTTACTGATGAATGGTATTCGAAAGATTCCATGAGTTCAAGAGGCGTTGTTCAAATACCTTTATGTTTTTTGGCAAAGTCATTAGAAAATATGAGCCAATGTAGTATTGTTTATTTTGCAAAAGGATGGGAGAATGCAAGAGGTTGTAAAATTGAGCATGAAGTTGCTTTGCAGTATGGTTTAGAAATTATTTATGAATAAAACGAAGTCAACAAATTAAAAACGAAAACATGATAAACAAGATTAATGAAGAAATTGCGGAGCAGTTTGGTTTAAACTTTGATGAATTACTAGATGATTTTTTAGAAGATTCTTATAATGAACATAGGCGAGGATCTACATTCTATGTACAATCTATTGTGGAAATAGATGAAGAGAATTATCCGGATATTGATAAACAACTTTATGGTTATTGGCAAACAAATCAATATGTTTTTAGCGATGATTATGGTTATGACAAAAGAGATATTGATACCTTAACGAGAGTAACCGTAAAAGAAAAAACTGTTATTGAAAAATATTGGGAAGAAGTAGAAAATTAATGGTAAAATTATGAATAAAGAATTTCCAGCATCTTATAAGCATTTAATTGCACTATCGCCCAGAACATTGAAAGAGTTATTGTTCAATCAATGGGGTGCTAAACAAAACGTAGTATGGCATCCAGAGGGAAATACCTTAAAGCATATTATTGTAGTATTGCAAAGGGCTTATGAAGAGTATCCGGATAATCCTAATATAATAATGGCAGCTCTGTTTCATGATTTAGGGAAAATGGAAACCTATGGTATAAACGAAAAAACAGGGCAGCCAACTGCGTATGGCCATGAACATAAGTCGGCAGAGTATGTTTTGCAGTATAAAGATTGGATCCTGTCTTTTGAGGGAACGGACATTGAAGCTATACATTTTATAGTAAAGAATCACATGTTGGTAAAGTACCCCAATCCCGTGATAGAATCCATGAGAGTATCTAAGCGAGAAGCCATTGAAAATCATAGGTCATTCAATGATTTAATATCCTTCTCTACAATCGACAAAGGAGGAATTATTTAACTTTAAAAACATAAATTATGAGCTCAATATCAGTAGAAATAGATGTCGACTTCGAGGATTACCTAGATGAAATTGTTTATGAATTTAAGAACAGTAATCGTTTCAGGCGAGAGCTATTAAAAGCAATGGAAGAAGAGGGTATTAAAGTGGTTGACAAAAATGATGAAAATGAGGATGATGATGAAAGATGTGTATGGATTAATAAGATTTTAGTTAATTATTGGAAGTTGACTCAAGAAGAAAATGATTTAATTAAAAAAATTGCAGATAGATTTTAAAATGACATGAAATAATTTGTTTTTGTCATTTTTATTCTTATCTTTGTGTATTATTATTTCACTTTTAAAAATATCAATTATGTCTAAAGAATCGTCTAATTCAGGTGTTAGTTTCATGGGTATGTTAACTATCCTATTCACTGCCTTAAAACTTACTAATTATATAGATTGGTCTTGGTGGTGGGTTCTGTCTCCTATGTGGCTTCCGCTATTTGTTCTATTAATATCTGCGGGACTAATATCGGTTATTAAGTATGTTAAAAGTACAAAAAAATAAGTAGTTATGAGTAGTTTCGATTATCAAGGTTTAACGCCTAAAAGAGTATTTCCGGAGTCTATGGATGAAAGTCTCATTGGAAGAAAAGTAATGTATAGAGAAGATTGGAATAATGTCAATGTTCAATATGAGCATGGTACTATCACTTCATTTAATGAGAGATATGTTTTTATTGATTTTAGAGGTAATGGATTTGGGCAAGCATGTAAGTATAATAATGTCTTGTTAGCTCCCACGAGTATTGCTCCTCACATTTGTACACTTCCATAATTAAATCTTATATCATGTTGTATGTTAGTATTGATATTGAAACAAGTGGGTTAAATCCTAATAAAGATCAAATCCTATCATTTGGAGCAATTATTGAAGATACAAGTAAAATGTTATCATTTGAAGATTGTCCTAAGTTCTATGCTACTGTTATTCATAGACGTATTAAAGGATCTCCGGAAGCATTATCGATGAATATGGATCTTGTTCAGGATATTTCAGATTATTTAGAAAATGAAAGTAATGATGCATTAAATAATGTTGTAGGTAATTGGAATCCTATTTTTGTTGAGACTTTTACATTAACTGCATGTTTTACATCTTTTCTAGATGCTAATGGAATTAAAGCTAATTCTAGGTATGGTAGATTTAAGATAAATGTAGCTGGAAAGAATTTTGCTGCATTTGACATGTTATTCTTAAATAATGTTCCTGGATGGTTGGGATTTATTGATGTTCATAAAAGAGTGTTGGACCCCGCAATTTTATATTTTGATTTGATAAGAGATTCCGAGTTACCGTCTTTAGATATATGCAAGATGAGAGCTAATATTGATGGGGATGTTAGTCATAATGCTTTATTGGATGCATGGGATGTTATTCAATTGATAAGACATAAATTTAAAATGACTCACATCGGAAAATTAACATATTATTAACAAAGTAGGTATTGTTTTTGTGGAAGAACATACTTATATTTGCATTGTAATTAGTCAGATGGCGAAACAAGGGCAGCGCTGATAAAGCTGATTCCTGATGGTAGATGCTAGCGTTGTAAAGGTAGAATGATAAATAGGTTACGCTTCATTCGTACAGGTTCGAGCCCTGTTCTGACCACGAAGGCTAGGTAGCTCCTAGATGAACTTAGGGCGGTAACGGGCTAGCCTAAGAGAGATTGAAAAAAAGCCCGTACATGGTCAGGTGGGTGTAATGAGGAAAGGTTTCCGAGTCCAGTAAAATGGTTGCTTATCCGGTTCAAGTCCGGCCCTGACTACAAAAAGCCCTCTGCCTAGCGCTGGGTATGGATCGAAGATAGAGATTACAGATATGCGACTTATACTCGTATATTGGCGTGGAGGCTCTCCGAATCGTAGGTCGGCATAGTTTGTGCGTTCTAGGGGTATTACAAAAATGCACATTTTTAACAAGGTGACGAAAATGGATAAACGTAAGGACAGCGTAGTAGCTTATAAAAAGGTTTCCGAAAAAGTTGCAGGTTCGAATCCTGTCCTTGTTACAAAAAACAAAAATTATGACAACAGTAGAGAAAATGATTCATATTAAAAAGCTGGTCGAAGAAGTGGAATCAGAAGTACGGGAAACGGCTAGACATATAGAAGATATTGATTGGCCGCTTTACAGAATGCTTACAGAAGGATGCGCCGACCGGTTTAAGCACATGTCTAAAGATCTATCAACAGGATATACAATTGAAAGTTGGGAGAAGCAATTGTGGCAGGCTTATAAATTAATTTGGCCAAATTCAGTAAAACTTTAAATGATTGAAAATGAATAGCATACTAATATGTGTATTACTACAATTTGTTTTGTTTACACCATTTTATTTAGTTTGGAGAAACGACTGTAAAGAAATAGGTAAAGAAAACTTAGCAGTAAGTTTAACTGAAAGGTTTATTTCTTGTATATTATTTTGCCCAATTTGGATCATTCCATTTATTCGTTAAATTCCTTCCTTCCTACAAATTTAAAAATAATAGATCATGAAAACATTGTTTGAAATTTATAGAAAACAAGCATCTATTGCTTATAATTACCCATCAGTTAAATTATGCTCAGATGGTGATGTAATAAATTATTTGAAAAGTATTAAGTTATAAGAACTAATATAGCAAGGTGGCGGAATTGGTAGACGCTAGCTAAGAATCGACAGGTGTACAACTGTTATTGAGCTTATACGATTCATGCAGGTTCGAATCCTGCCTTTGCTACTAAAAAATAAAACATGGATTTATTTATTTTATTATTATCAACTGCTGTTATTCTTGGTTTATCTAATAAATCAGATTATCAAATTAAAAAGGAAGCAGATAAATTACCTCCTTTTACGAAACAAGAAGCAATAGATTATTACTATAGAGAACTTTTAGGAAAATAATAAACTTGGCAAGGTGGCGAAATGTTTAAACAACCCCGTTCCAGCCGTGAAAATAATGTGGTTAGAATCCACTACGGGGTTAATGTTTGAACTTGGTAGACGCTTAAGGGTTGGATAGATGTTGCAACGTAAAACAGAGAAAATAACCTAACAAATCATACAAAATCTATCGTGCAGGTTCGAATCCTGCCCTTGCTACGCAAAAAACATAAGATGGAGTTTCCTTACCTTGTAAAAGATGGGTTTTAGAAATCTTAATTAGTCAGGTGGCAGATTGGTATGCAACTCTCAGTGTAAACAAAGGGGGTGATAAGCAGGTTCGAATCCTGTCCTGACTGCAAACTTTAAAAACAAATAACATGGTAAACGAAATAACAAAAGTATTTTCTGACATGTCCAATGAATAATTAGCTCAAGTAATTCAAGAAATGAAAGAAGATGGTCCACAAGGTATTATCCGTATGGAAGGTATTATAAGGGAAAAATGTAACATGATTCAAAAGATTGTAGGTGGAGATACTTACGAACGTATAATGATGGTTCAGTTTTCAATTCTTCAAGAAGCTGCGTATAGGTTTACACCAACGATGGATGAATTAACACATAATGTATAAATAATATAGTCAGATGGTGAAATTGGTTCACCTTAGCAGTAGCAGACACTACATAAAAATTGGCCGAATGTCATCGATACCAAAAGCTAATACAGGTTCGAATCCTGTTCTGACTACAAAAAAATTAAGGTCATGAATATTAAACAATTAAAAGAATCAATCGCAAATCTTCCTGATGAAATGGAAGTGGTTTTACAAAAAGATAGTGAGGGTAACGGGTATAGTCCACTTAAAGGTGTTGACTCAGATGCTGTTTACATTCCTTATAATACATGGTCAGGGGATGTTTATTCAATTGGATGGACTTCAGATGAAGCTGATATGTCAGATAAAGAATGGCAGGAAATAAAGTCAAAACCAAGAACTTTGATTTTATATCCTGTTAATTAATATTAACCTAGTCAGGTGGCGGAATGGTAGACGCACATCCTAAATACATTCAGATGGTGGAACTGAATTAATTGGGTGTACCACTTGCAGGTTCGAATCCTGTTCTGGCTACAAATTTCAAAACAATTATCATGAATATAGTGTATTGGACAACAAAAGATAATCGCAAAATAAATATAGATGAAATGTCTGTTGATCATTTGCGTAACATAGTAAAAATGATTGTAAAACAAACTCAACATTTTCAAAACACATGTCCTCATAATGTAGATGATGCGATGTCATTAGAAATAGAGGAAGGTGAATCTTTTTTTGAAAAACTACGTTCTACAAACTATGAGGACATCTGTTGGAGAGAATTAGAGTTTTAAATATCATAAACAAATTATCATTATACATGGTGTTCAATATTTAGTACTTTTCATTGTCAATGAACGTTTAAATATAATGAACATAATGTCAATAAAAAATTATGAGCTTCTTGATGTCAGGAAGATGTTATTTGATCAAAAAAATTAATGCATGAAATCATTTAGAGAAATTTTATTCTTCTTAGGAGTAACGGAGAAGATTGTAAATGAAAGAGGGTATGAAAAATATAGGCTTAATCGTTATAATCCTCTATCCTATATTCTAATCATTCTCGTTTTTGTTGTGGGAATTATCCTATATGGTGTAATAGGATTTTGGAAAGAAATTGATTTACGTAACCCTTTTAAATACCAATAATATGAATAAAACACTCTTTTTATTAAGAGGATTGCCAGGTTCAGGTAAAACAACTTTGGCAAATCAATTAGGCGGATCTCTAGTTGAAGCCGACAGATATTTTATGGTATATGGTGAATATAAGTTTGATGCTGCTAAATTGAAAGAAGCTCATGCTTGGTGCAGGAATCAGGTTAAAGAGTGGATGGAAACCAATGATAGAGGATTTGATGTTCCCAGGATTGTTGTTTCCAATACCTTTACACAAGAATGGGAAATGAAACCTTACTTTGATTTGGCAAAAGAACATGGTTATACGGTCTTTTCATTAATTGTGGAAAATAGACATGGAGGTAAAAATGTTCATGATTGCTCGGAAGAAACTATAACAAAGATGAGAGAAAGATTTGAAATTTCATTGTGAAAAAATATGAGACATAGTATTAAAAATAATTTTAAAACTCTTTAAATTATTTCCCTTATGACAGATGATTTAGAAAAAGAACTAATAAAGATTATGAAAGTACCGGTTAGACAAAATGTTTATGAATACATTTGGTCAAAGGTATTTCCAAATGAAGAATTTGATTATAATGATTTCTATGATTGGTCAAGAGAAAACGCTAATATTGCATTAGAATTAGCTTTGCAGTATTGCGACCTAATGACTTGGAAAAGATGAGAGGAAGATTTGAAATTTCATTGTGAAAAAACAACATGAAAAATAAAGGCGCGCTAAAAATAAAGATTGAGTCGTTCTCTAAATTAGAAAAAAATTGGGGGAGTTACAATGAAGATGAAATAACCATTGAATCAATTATAACAGCGAACAAAGTTTTAGATAAGTTATCTGATATTGTAGAAATACAAAAAGTTCATGTGTTTCCAATGAGAGATGGCGGTGTGCAGATTCAAATAGGAGAGTACAAAGAAATTGAAATATTCAATTATACAGTAACAGAAATAGAATTTGACATAAACTTTAACGTCATCAACAAATATGTTTATGAACTTTATTAACACTATAAAAAAAATAACCATGAGTGGAGGATTTTTTAATTATGACCAGGCTCGAATGAAGAATATGATTGATTCTATCGAAGAGTTAATTGAGAAAAATGGAAGGGCTAAAACAGAAGAAGAAATTAGGGAGGGTGCTTGGGGAACTCTTGATGATGATTATTTTACTAAGTATCCTGATGAAAAGTTTTGGTATAAGTATTCGGATGAAGTTATAGAAGAGTTTAAAGAAGCAGTAAAGTACTTGAGTATTGCTTATGTATATGCTCAAAGAGTTGATTGGTTAGTATCAGGTGATGATAGCGAGGAATCATTTATGGAAAGACTAAAGAAAGATTTAACCTTAAAAGTATATTTGAAATGAAAAGCATGTTACTTCTTATTTTATTAGCGTGTGGGCTTACCTTTTTAGGATTGTATTGTGAATCTAAGAAAGATCCTTACGAGATTGGTATGCACTGGTCATATAGTATCAGTTGTGAAAATGGATTTATCTTTAAAATACTAGATCAGCGAAGGGGTACGATTCAAATTTTTAATAGCGACGGGACTCCTTTAAAATGTGGAGAAAAAATATACTAAAAACTTGCATATCGGATATATATTTTCGATAGCCTGTACCCTTGAGAAACTCGTATTAGCCAAGCTGTGAATATAACGGCAGGTAAGATAAGCAGGCATGCTCTGATATAAAGGGGTAGTAGAATAAAGAGCAAATTTTAACTTATAAATGAAAAAAGATGTTTGAGAAGATGTATGAAGGTTTTAAAGATGTGGATGATCCTAGTAGATTGTATGAGATTAAAATGGATATTAGGAGATCCAGATATGAAATGTATGAAAAATATTTTAGTAACCTAGCAAAGCCTATCGTTAAATTTTTTACCGATGATTGGTTTGTTTTAAAAAGATAATATGAAGACAGTAATTATTGGAGACATTCATGGTAGAATATCATGGGAGAAGATTGTAGAAAAAGAAAATGATGCAGATAGATTTATATTTGTAGGAGATTACTTTGATACACATGAAGATATAAGAATTATAGTTCAATTACATAATTTTAAACGTTTGATTGACTTTAAGAAGGAGTCTAAAGCAGATGTTATTATGTTAATTGGTAATCATGACTTTCATTACATGCCTTTTGCTAATGAGACGTATTCAGGACATCAGAGAGGACACCATCATACTATTCAGGAGTTATTGATGGAAAATATAAATGAGTTATCTATGTGTTATAAGATGGATAATTATTTATTTAGTCATGCGGGAGTTAGTTCTGAATGGTTAGAGTACTGGGGTGGTCGGATGAAGGTAAATATGAAGAATGATGTTGATGTTATTGTTAATGATTTATTTATTGGTTCTCCCCGCGCTTTTAAATTTGCCGGATGGGACCCTTATGGAGACAGTGTTGAATCTTCCCCTATATGGATCCGGCCTAAGTCATTACAGGAATCTAACTATGATACCTTCCGGAAAAAGTACATCCAGGTTGTAGGCCATACACAACAAAAGAAAATAGATATTAAGGGGCAAACTACGGGAGGGAGATACTACTACATTGACACTCTAGGTACCAGCCAGGAATATCTAATTATCAAAGATGGTGAAGTTAGCGTAGGTCAATTATCAGATGATTTTACTTCATATCAATCTTCTTCGAAAGAAATTTAGGTTTTCTAGAAAAATTGTTTTATATTTGTAAAGTTGTAAAAATAAAGTATGAAAAAAGAAAATTTTAAAAACATTTTGAAATCTTATCGTGATGTATTCACTCACTTATGTGATTTACATGATATTGGATTTGACTTATTAGATAATAAACGTTTTCCCATAAACGATTTGATTTCTAATATATTTAGCCAAAGTATCCTATCCCACTACAACGATGAAGGATTAGATTGGGTAACATGGTATCTTTTGGAATTTATTAAAGTTGATGCTCTTAGTTCAGATGCTGATTTGATGTACCCGGATAGAGAACCTGCCGCATGGGATTCCAATGGAGCTCCTATATGTTTTAATATTGATGTATTATATGATTACATTAATAAGAATTGTAAACCTGAAAAACAAGAATGTTGCTAGTAAAATCAAAAGTTGTACATTGTAAGAAAGAAAGTTATAATGTATATATTGGAAGGCCGAGCAAGTGGGGGAACCCTTTCACGCACCGGCCAGATGGAAAAACTCTTGCTAAGTATGTAGTTAAAGATAGAGATACTGCTGTCAATGCTTATAGAGAGTGGATTACAAATGGAGAAGGAAAACATTTATTGGATGATTTACATGAATTAAAAGGTGGAAAGATTCTTGGATGTTGGTGTAAGCCACAAGCATGTCATGGAGATGTTTTATTAGAATTGTTAGATAAATTAACCCCGCAAAATAAATAACATGAATTTAGAATCTATACTTGAAAAATATCCGGATGAAACATTTTTAAAAGCAGATGGATTTGATGATGCTATACTTGGAGTGGATGAATCTTCCATGCGTCTTATCTATTCTATATCTAAATGTATTGATATTCTGATGGAAGACATGTCAGATGAAGATGCCTTAGAACATTTTTATTATAATGTCAGCGGTTCATATATGGGAGAACAAACTCCTATCTGGTGCGATGATCTTGATTAACTTAAATTAAAGGACATGGAAGATAAATTATATGAAGAATATTTGGTTTGGTTAAAAAAAACACATAACATCACTCCAGATGATAAGTATATGGGATTAAAAGAGCTCGAATCATTAAAAACATTGAGAGATGAGTTTATGGGTTTGTTGGGTGAAACTCAAATGGTGGTGATGATGAAAGAAGAAGGTAGTTTTGAAAAAAACAAGAATTATTGGGAAGCCAAATATTCCATTCTTACATTTGATGAATACAAAAACTCAAAACAAAAATAACATTACTTATAACGGTTACAGATAAACGCAGTTCTAACTTAAATTAAATGATATGACAAACGAAGATTTATTAAAAGAAAATGGATGGGAAATTGAATGTGAAAGCCCATTTGAGATACGACACGAAGATGGAAGTTTTGCAAGTATGAACGCTGCTTATAGAGTAGTTGAAGAATTGCGTTTATCTGATGTTATGAGTAGTGTTTTATTGATTAAAGATGCCTACAAAGCTGAACTGATTAATAAAGATATGTTCATAACTAAAATGATAGACTTACTTGAAAAACATTACTCATAACGGATTGACGGTTGGCGTTCTTTGTCGACTTTGAAACACGACACTTTAACGTAAAAACAAAATTTGATATGGAAAACACTATTTCAATAAACCACGAAAACGGCAATGACGCTAAACGCTTGTTAACAGCCGTTACTTTTGATGCCATTCATAATGCAGTAAGCAATTTCGTTCTTACGAACAATCGAAGACCAGCGTTAATTGTAATGCATCCTGCCGATGGCCAAAAGTTCATAGAATTACTTTACAATGAATATGGTTACTGTGCGATGCCAAATCTTATGAATTATCGAGGAATGAAATTGATTCGCTCTTTTGATGTCGAAGAAGGTCGTTGGTTGGTCTATTAATGGCTTGGAGATATTATATCAAAAGTAAAAAGGTTATTATAAATTCTTAAACCTAAATTTATTATTATGTACATTTTAATTATTTTATTCATTGTTGTAATTTGTTATATCCCCGCGATAATTCTGTATTACTACATTAAATCATACATATCTTATAAAATAGGATTGTATAAGTTAGAGAAGAAGTTTGGTTCAATGTCAAGCAAAGGTGCGAGGTATAAATTTCCTCCCGTAGCTTTCAAAGATATTCTACTATGTTTCTCCAACCACAGAGAAGATAGATATAACTATCTAGGCATTTCTTGGAATATATTTAAAGAAGGTACAGATTTACATGAATACCTAGAAGACTTTATTATGTTTGTTGCAAAGAAAGCTAAACCTTGGTGGTGTCCTACATTTGTGCTAAATCTCCTTAATTTATTTGCTAATGATAACTCGATTGTTAGGTGCAGGAACCAACATTTAGCATCTGCTTTTAGAAATATTACTGGCGGATTGTTAATAACTGACATAAAAGAAAAGTACGGTACAATAAGAGTTTATGGTTATTTTACTAAAGAGGTTGACGAGGAATTAACAAAACTAGAAAAACTAGTTAATCCGCATTTAAAGGCTTATTAATATGGTTGTAAAAAACAGAAAAGAATATCTTAGAAACAGGTTTGCTAATTTACCGGAGGAAAAGAAGGAGGAGCATAAGAGAAAAAGATTAGCTGATTACCACTCCATGTCTGAGTATGCTAGGCAAAAAGAAGTGAAAAGACGACAACAATATTACATAGAAAACAAAGAGAAGTTGAAAGAAAAACAAAGAGCATACTACGCAGAAAACAGGGAAATTTATGTTGAATACGCTAGGAATAAAAGAGAACAAGAAAAAGAATTAAAAAAGTCCTTAATTAGTTTGGAAGTTACAAAATAATAAGTTATCTTTGTGCCATTAAATCATAGTTTATGAAAAATGAAAATAGTGTTTGTTTCGTGTCCGTGATAAATGATATTCAATCTATTCCGGATGCTGATAACATAGAACTAGCTGTTATAAATGGCTGGCACTGTGTTGTAAAAAAAGGTTCTCACTCAATCGGAGATTTAGTTATTTGCGCTACTACAGATGCTATGATACCTTTAGAAATTTCAGAGAAATTAGGTATCACCAATTATCTCCGTAACAAAGAAAGAGTTAGGACAATTAAGCTAAGAGGTGTTTACAGTGAATGTTTGATAATGCCTATTGATTTGATTCCGGAAAATAAAAGGAAAAAATGGGAGGATGTAATGGATGTTCTTAAAATAGCTAAGTATGAACCTGCGGTTAAAATGATTAGATTAGCCAATGGTAAAAAAAGAAAATACCGTGAAAATCCTAATTTTCCTATTTACTATAAATTCCCTAATTTTAAAAATGTTCCTAATATTTTTGATGAAAATGATTATGTCGAAATTACTAGGAAAATACATGGAACAAATGCAAGATACGGGATTGTTAAGAAGAATAAGCTATCTCTGTGGATCAAAATTAAAAAATTCTTTGGTTTTGAGACAGGTTGGGATGAATATGAATTCGTGGTAGGTTCTCATAACGTAGAAAAAGGATCTGATAGTCAAGGTTTTTATGATACTAATGTTTGGTATGATATTGAAAAAAAATATGATATCAAAAATAAGCTCTGGAACCTTGTTAAGAAAAATTTTGGTGGTTATACTCGCATGAGCTCTGGTTTTATAATCTACGGAGAAATATATGGAAAAGGAATCCAGAAAAACTATGAGTATGGATTAGATGATATACAGCTATGTATTTTCGATATTGAACTAGATAAAAAGTATTTCAATTTGTCCGCAGCTCAATATATGACTGAAGAATATTTAAATCTACCCTACGTTGAAGTCCTATATAAAGGACTTTATTTAGAGGAAGTAAAAAATTTATTCGTGTTTAATAATTTTATAGACAACACTAAAGTTCCTCATGAAGGTGTTGTTATAAAAGCTGTTGATGGAAATAGAGCAAAAGTAGCTAAAGTAATAAACCCAGATTACTTAATTTATAGCGAAAAAAATAATGTTGGGGATTCACATTAATCAATCACAATTATATCACAAAGTATGAGAAAAGTTTTTGTTAATTTATTGGTTTTATTGTTCTTCTTAATAACAACTTGTATTGGGTCTTTTATGGTTATGGTATGTTGGAATTTTTCAATTGCTGATTATTTTGAATTGAAAGATTTATCCTTCCTTCAATCTTTTGGATTCTATGTCATGTTAAGAATTATCCTAGACAATCCTATAAAGATAGAGGCAACGGATCAGTCTGATAAGGACGAATAAAATAAACAAGTATGAGGCCTTTTTACAAAGGCTTCATATTTATTTAAAAGATATTATGGATTCTAAGAAAATAGACTCGGTTAAATTTGGAAATCAACCAGAAGATTATGTAAGAAAAATTGAGAAAGATAAGTACGGAACTCTAGAAAAATCAAAAGATTCCGGTATGATAGATGAATTTATAAAAAAGTTCCCTCCTCCAAAGAATTCTTCCGATACTACAAAGAAAGAACTTGAACATCTTAAAAAGATTTCTGATAATGTTACGGATAAAGAAAAAAGTATGTGTTTTTACATGGAGCATCATCATTTAGATTTCTTCGTGAAAACGGCGGAAAAATTGGGTATTAAAGGTGTAGACCGGAAAAAAGTTAACTCCTGGGCTGATGAGGCTTTTCCTATAGTGTACTATCTTAAAGATCACTTCAATAGACCTAGGCCAAATGAACTAGCCGGAGAGTACGGAATTAAGCTACATCCTATAACTAGAACCGATGCAAATTCAGCTGCTTACCCTTCCGGACATACCATGGATTTCCTAGTTATGATTTACCAATTAATGAAATTGAAACCCTCCTCTAGAAAATATTTTGTAGATCTCTACAATAAAATAAAGGATGTTAGAGAGTTATCGGGAGTTCACTATCCGTCTGACGGCGATGGAAGTGAAGAATTGTTCAAATTAATGTTGAAATACAAAATAATATAGTTATATTTGCGCAATAAACTTAATGGGTTTATTAAACAAAATTTAGTTTACTAAAAAGTTTCAAAAAATGAAAGCAGAATTAATTGATTTTATGGGAAGCGACCTTAAGATTGCAAATGTCGCTAGAGTTTCTTATGACAAAGAGGCATCAAATTATCCGGATAGTCAAAATGAAAACCTATTAGAATTCTTATGGGAGGAAGGGCACGTATCTCCCTTCAGGCATGCGCAATTACAATTTAGGTTGTCATGTCCAATATATGTAGAAAGGCAGCTTAGAAAGCACGAAATTGGCGTTGAAGTGAATTTACCAATGGAGAATATGTCTGTAAATTCGATATCCGGAAGGTATGTAGATTTCTCAGATTCTTACTATGCTATTCAAACATTTAGATCACAGTCAAAAGACTCAAAACAAGGCAGTGGCGAAGATCTAAATAAATTAAGTAATGTAATAGCGAATCTTATTCAAGATGAACTAATAGAGAATGCTAGAGTAGCTTATGAAAAGTTACTTGAGTTAGGAACAAGCAAAGAACAGGCTAGATCAGTACTTCCATTATCCTTAGAGACAACTTTTATTTGGACTATGAGTTTTTTAGCTTTCATGCACTTAGTTAAATTAAGAATCAAAAAAGATGTGCAAAAAGAGACTAGAGACTTAGTTGCAGATATGTTGGAACAAGTAAAAAACATGCCGGGTAATCCTTTTAAGAAGTCTTTAGAACTCTTGGAAAGAAAAGAAGAAGCGTTTATTGTGACAAATAATAGCGGAGATATTGTATCTATATTTACTAGTCTAAGAAAATTAAAAAAACATTTCTCGAATAAAGGTTGGATTTTTGATAAAACTTCCTTATCTTTGCAGAATAATTTGAGAACATTATTTATTACCAAAATGGGATTAGACGGAAGTTATGAAGAGATCTAAAGGTATTTTTTACATTGAGGGAGTTATAGGAAGCGAAGTATATGCTTCTCTATTTAGAAAAAATTTGTACGGAAAAGAGAATTATGATAAAACCATAATTTTTGATGAAATCATGCATAAAATAGATGGAGAGATAAGAATAGAGTCTTTAGTCTATCCAGGAAAAGATGCTAAGATAATTCAGCAAAATGAGTTTGATAAGAAAGGAATTTCAAAAATTGGACTTGTTTCAGATAAAATAGATAATGTTTACTTTCTATATCCTCCTACGGGTTGGTATGATAGCGAAATCCATTTAGATGAGCATGGAGAAGTTGAACAAGTCATTTTTGATTTCAAGTATTTAGATTCAGAGGATCCGAATGATATAGATGATTTACTATTCTTTGATTCAAAGTACCTTCGTCTATTTATGGATAATTCTCTAAAAGTAAAGGACTGTTATAAATTCACAAACTTAAATTTACTATGTTACAATCACCAGATTTAAAAAGGGAGTTACCTAAATTTATTATTGCTTCTACTTCTTACTTAGCACAAGAAACATTTATATTTGAAGCAGAGGACATGGGAGGATTCCCTAAAATAGTAAAATCAGGAGGACTAGAAGAATTAACCGGATTGGCGAAAAGGTGGGGAGATGAAAATTGGGCATCTAAAGAAGATGCGGTAAATTTATATGCCTCGGGTTCTTATGTGCGTGTTAATAATGAAGTACCTAATTTTGATAGTGCTTATTTGTATATGTTAAAAAATGATTAAAATGAAAAAATTGTTTGTTTTTGTGTTATTTTTTTCTACTGTGAAAGGTTTTTCTCAATATTTCAGTCTTAATAATCCTGTTAGAAAATCAATTGACAGTATTGTGTGCGTAACGATTGAATACAAAAAAAGAGCTCCTGCTCCTTGTAGTATTGAAATGGATACTTACGAAGTTCCCATCTATATGATTAGGGTCGGCCTTTATGATAGGGCAGTAAAGTCAGGGCCCGAAATCATTAAAATAAAGTTGGGAATACAAAATTACTACTATTATGCACGTATGTATAATTCCTACAAGAAGGCTGCTATTGATTTAGAAAAATTAAAGAAAGCCGGATTTTGTGATGCGTTTATTGCAGCCGCTCCTTTTGATATGCAAGGATTCTCGTTTTTTCCGGAAGGGGCAGGTTTTTCTAGCGAGATTATTTTTAAGTAATATTAAGGCCTGCTTTTTAGCGGGCCTTTTCAATTTAACTTTTATGGAAACACCTTTAGAACATATTTTATATTGGGCAGAAACAAAGAAAGATCAATACAGTGCTTTATCAAATGTATCGAATGATCCTTCTTTTCATTTGGGTAGACTAGACGTAATGTTGGAGTTAGTAGCTTTAATTTACAAAAAACTACCAGAAGAAAAAGAAATGATTGAAAATGCTTATGAAGATGGTAAAACAGGGAATGGTAGAGGTAGCCACTACTATGAATCCTTATTTAATCAAGATTCTTAAGCAAGTAAGTCGTTTGGTATATTAAACTTGCTATTTCGTCACAGGTATTCATCAAATAAGTATCTTTTGGAAGACTTTTAGATTTACTTTCAACATATTTACTTAACATATCAAAGTATTTTATAATATCTTCATCTGTTTTTATATTGTATATACTACCAGGGACTTTAATATCCTTAATGATTCCATATTTACCTTGATATGATTCTGCTAGTGTATCAACTAAATCAAGAATACTATCATAATAAGATTGCAGAGCTTTATGCTTGGCAAAAGAAGATGTTTGTAAATGATAAATTCTTGTTTGAGTACTAGAGTGTAGCAAAAATCCGATATATTCGTTTATCATAGTTTTTTCCTATAAATAGTGTGCTACAATACAAAAATTAACTTCTCAGATAAAAATCCAATAGCCTAACCAATACTTCTTCGTGGTCTACACATGTTTCTTTATCCATTATACTATTCATGGAATCTATAGTGGTATCATAATCATCGGCATCAAAGTTTATTTTTAGCGTCTTTAACTTATGTACGACCATGGCATCCGGATCTTTCTCTTTAAACATTGAGTCTATGAACTTTCTGTTAAAACCTAGTAAGTCAATGTCCATTTCACTCTTTAGTATAATATCGAACTCTTCCTTTAGCATATCGTAATCCCATTCTCCGGAAAGTGCTATCTTATTGTCTGCTATGATGAAAGCTCTTTTTTTATCGTCAGTAAGGTGGGTAAGTCTTATTGTGGGAACCTCTTCAAGATTTAGATGCTTAGCTGCCATAAATCTTCCATGCCCAGCTATAATCTCGTTATCTTCGTCTATGATAATCGGATTAACAAAGCCAAATTCTGCTATGCTATTCGCAATCTTTTCTACTTGAGCTTCGCTATGTATTCTCGAGTTATAATTTGATTCTTTTATTTCCTCAATGTCAAAAATTTCTATATTTAATTTACTCATGGTGTCTTTCATTATAGTGTTCAATCAATAATCTTATAACTTCTGCGTTAGCTTTTATGTCGTTCTCATTCATTACCGTCTTGAATTTCTTCATCATGTTCGTATAATCTTCTATGTTATAGGAGAAGACAATGCTTTTTTTATTTTTAGATGCAGGAGAAGATTCAGATTTAGTCGCAGATAAGATGTCGTCATCATTTTGGAAAGATTCATTTAACATTTCAAAATCCTCATAATCAAATCCCATGGCCATTGCATCTATGTCAACAGAATTGAGATACTCTAATTCATCGCTTAATTTTGTATAATCCCATTCACCTAATTCTGTTAGTTTGTTATCTGCTATGGAGTAGGCTCTTATTTGATCATCTGTTAAATTTTCAATGCGGATAGATGGAATGGAATCTATATGTAATGCCTTAGCTGCCAGGAATCGAGCATGTCCAGCAATAATCATGTTTTTCTTATCAATGAGGATAGGAATGTTAAATCCGAACTCTGTGATGCTCTTCATTAATTTTGCTATCTGTTCATCCGGATGTATCTTACTGTTTCTTGGATTCTCTGATAATCTATTTACATCTATATATTCAATCTTATTCTTCATCTTTTAATGTTTGGGCTCTCCGTTGTCTATATATTTCTTTATCTTTTCTTTCTTCATATTTTTTTAAAGCTCTTATGTTTCCACTTTTAGCTTCTTCAAATAGTTTCATGTCTATAACGTAGTCTGCTTTATCTATTCCTTTCTTGTATGCTCTATATACTTCACTATTCTTATTGTAAAATTCATCTGTAAATGATTTCATATCAGATGTAGGAATATCTAATACATTCATTATTTTTTCTAATGAGTATCCTAATGTTCCTACGCCTACTATTCTTCTTAGGAAGTCTTCATCATTATAATTCATGTTTCTGGGTTTATGGATTGGTTTCTTAAATCTTTGTTCTTTACTCTTTCTTTATATGCTTTTTTCATTTTCATTGATTCATTCTTTGATTCTTCCCATTGTGCTCCTAGTATCTGATGCATCCATTTCCAATAATCCCCGCCCTTTTTTTTGACTAGCCATTTCTCATACTCCGATCTCCTCAATACATCCTCTTTCCTACATTCCTTGATAAAGACATCATAAATGAATGCTTCATCTTTTTTCATCTTTTCATGTCTTCCGAATGGGAAATAATAATACATGGCATCAATTAGAAAATAAATTCTATCTGCGGAAGAGATGTCATTAAATGTTTTAGAATCTACGACAAATGCAAACAATCCTTTAATAGCATTTAGATGTAGTTTATCCCTGCGACGAATTAACCTGTCACTATAATCAGCACCCTCTTCTGCTATAATCTGTAAGTATTTATGAAAGTTGTCTAAATCTTTTCGTAAATATCTTCTCAAATAATCAGTAATGATAATACCACTCATGTAAAACTATTTTTTAAATCTTCTGAAAAAACTTAGTGTAGCATCTTTTAATTTATGTAATATAGATTTTTCTGCATTGGAAAAGTTTTCCTGAACCATTCTTGGATTGCTTTTGATAACTTTATCCGGGTCTATTTTAATATTGCATGAATTTTGTCTTTCATATTTAATTGCGTGAACTATCCTTGATACACTGTCGGTAACTATAACTCGGTCTCCTTGCGAAGTATTTAGATTGAGCTTATACACGTGCTCTGAAGGTATTGTAGTTCTAAATCCCGAAGCGTCCTCTCTTGTCTTATTTACAGGAGATGCTTTCTTTTTATTTTTAACTTCTTGATCCGTCTTTACTTCTTTTTGCGAATCTATTTCTGTTTTCCTAGGTCTGCCCATAATTACAGCGTTTTATTATAAATAGTGTTATTTTGCTATAAACTTACTTTTTTATATAATTACACATTAATAACGATTATTTGGTATCGGTTTTATGTTGTAATATAATTCTAAGTCTTTCTCCGCCAAACATTTAATTAAGTTCTTAGATCCTTCGCTATGACTTAATTTATGGGAATCAGATGTATTCAATCTCTTTAATTCGGTAAATGGTATATTTAATTTATTGCATATATCCCTAAAGTCCTCATCTAAAAATTCTGTCCGTCCTATAAAATTAATTGGCTTATCTATCCATGATATTTGAGTTACATGACTATCCATTATATTTTCATTTATAGTAGGATAAAACCAAAAATCATTTAGTAATTGAATTATCATTACATGCTTCTCGTGCAACGTTCCATTTACAGGTTCCGGGAGTGAATTGTCCTCTGTTAAAATCAATCCCAAACTTTTTTTTGCTAGCTCGCTGTCCTCATCCCATGAATAATTTAAAAGATCTGAATAATATGATTTGTACCACTGGTAAGGTTCGCGTATGAAAGTGAATTTGTAATAAGAGTTCCATACTGTATGACCATGTTCTTCTAATAACTGTGAGCATGTGTCGTGTCCATACGGAGGTTTATCCCCTGATGAAATACAATCCGGGTCGACTTCTTTTAAATAGGTCTCTACACTAGTTGAACCAGTTTTGGGAATTCTTATGAAAATACATTTATATTTATGAGATATAATCATGACATATAGATCTATAAACAATTATTTAACGTAAAAATGAAAAAATAGTTGCGTAAGTGAATTGTTTTTACTATATTTGCGCTTATTATTTATTTTTAAACATGAACATACTATGGAGACTATTTTTAGACTGAGGTTTAGAGCGGAAAAAAGTTTTGCGGAATTAAAGAAAGGTGAAATTATTGAAGTATTTGAAAACATATTCGATACCGACAACAAAGATTTAGGATATGTCTATGCGGGAACACCTAGAGGATTCTCTCTTGAGTCCTGTGATGCGTGGACGGGCTTTAGAGACTCTCTAGGGAATCGAATCTATGAAAATGATAACATACTAAGTAGATCCCTTGGAGACGATTACAAGCTATATATAAGGCTAGAAAGGGTAAGATGGAATCCGGTAACTCTTCAATTTTTCTGCGGGGACTATCCATTATATAGGTACCAAGAAATTAAAAGATTAAATATCATTAGTAACATAACAAAAGATAAACTTAATGAGATACAAAAGATTTTAGGAAATGATTTCTCGAATGAAGATCTAACTCATTTAATATGCCCTTTTGAAGTAATGGGGAATATCTATGACCTGTCAAAAGATATAGACGGCAAAGAAGATAACTTCTACCTGCCGCCAAGTAAAAAAATAAGAAATCCAAAAAAATCAGAAACGTATGACCCGGTTGTTTAAATGCTTTTTATCATGTCAATCATTTCATCCTGCGGGAAAATATCCCATTTGCCGGACATGATAACGTTTGTATGAGAGAATACACCTTTTACAAGACCTTTCTTTACATCATCCTTATAATCTAATGCTACGAATGGGTCTTGTGAATTAAAGTAAGTGTATAATCCTCCTTTTAAATCAATAGAGTGATCATTAGATATTTTTATAAGTAATTTTTTCAATGAAGATATTTGATTGTCAGAATATTTATGGAAATATCTAAATCCTCTAAAATCTTTTTTCAATGTGACTACTTGACTAGGATCTACTTCTCTTTTAGTGTATGTATAAAATTTAGTTCCTTCTTTTGTCAAGTATCCAAAATTACATAATTCAATTCCTACAGACCTAGAGTGCATATAAGTAGCTCCGATTCCTAAATGATATGCGTAATATTCTTTAGGGAAAGCCTCCACAATTACGCCGTCGTATTTATGTGAAACATTTGTAACATTCTGCCCACCGATAACATATTGAGTTCCTATTCTACCTCTAGTATCCGCGGTCCATCCATGAATAACATTGTACGGATTATCCCATCCTGCTGTGTGATGTAAAAATATATACTCTTTTTTTGTTTCTGTCTTTATATACTCTTTGTCAGGCATGTGTCTCCGGTCAATAACTAAATCTCCGGATACTTCTACTCTACTTAAAAAATCGGTAGTTAGCTCTCCTTCAAAAATAAGATTAACGGTATAATTATCTAATTTTCCGTCGGGGTAAACTTCATTATTTCTTTGTATATTCTTTACCGCAGCTTCTGTCAACGGATCATATTGTCCAGTTTTACTAAATCCAAAATACTCTTGAATCCTTTTTATTAAATCCATGTCTTGCATTTTATTACATTGTTTTAATCCCAAAAAATATATACAACATCTTATTTCTTTCCTATCGACATGGCAGCACCAACTAACCTGCCAATACCTCCAACTTTTCCACTCTTAGGTTTTCTGCTGTAATATCCTTCATCTGTCTTTTTAAATGCATTAGAATCATTTTCTAATTCATTTGACATGTATTGACATAGGGTTGTCATGTAATCATGAGCTTTAGTTATTTTAGATTCAACCCATTCCGGTAAATCATCTCTTTCATTTATCATCTTGTGAATCTCTAAAGCATATTTCATAATGTCTTTAGCTTGATTTTTTGCCATTCTACCTTCTTCTGCATTTTCTCCATCATTAGGTTTTACATCTGGCATTACATTTTCTTTTTTCATGTTTAATAATTCTCTTAGTTCATCAATATCTTCTTTTGTCAATTTAGTATATTTATCGACTTCTTTATCGGACATGTCTTTAGCTGCATCTTCTACGTTCTTTCCTACATCTGCTGCGGACATTTTCTTATCTTTATAGGCTTTTACTATTTGAAAGAATTTTTGCTGTTTTTCTGATTTTGATGGCATTTTGTTTTGTTTATTCGTTTATTAAATCCCAAGTTTGTGTATCTTCATTCCATTCATATATGTTTCCATCGTTAGGATATGGTATAGGTGATTCCCATAAACAAGAGAATTCATTTAGTATCCACGATGGGAATGGTTTTGGTGGGATAAATGCATCTCTTTCTTCATCGTAATAATACCCAATTCCTGCGTAGTTTTTTCGGAATGCTTTAGTTTGGTCTTCGGATGGTTCATTGGTTATTGGATTTAAATGAATTCCACCAATTGTATTGTATGAAGTTCTTTTCACGATACAATTATATATAGATGCATACGATTTTTCAGGATTATCTCCACTAATGAGATAATCCTCGTCAGCTCCTACGATAACTTGATATACTATATTATTAGTCAAAAGTGCGTAATGTGCCATGTTATAAAAATGCTACTAATCCTGAAGTTCTTATTTCTACAGCAGTATACAACCCGTCCGTATAAGTTACTGCATTTGTCTGCGCTCCACCTGTTAATGAAATTGTTGCTCTGCTTGTTAACCATCTAATTATTACTACGCCGGAACCTCCATTGCCAGCTGAACCCGGAACACTACCATTAAAACCACCGCCTTCACCTCCATTGCCAGTGTTAGCAGTCCCAGGGGAACCCGGTGGTGAAGCTGTGGCTACCCCTCCTGCCCCTCCTACTGCTCTTGTTACTGAAGTTCCTGTTATACTGGAAGCTACACCGATCCCTCCGTTTATCCCAGATCCGGCAGATCCAGCACCACCACCACCACCGCCTGAATTAGCAAGTCCCGAAGCACCTGCATTTCCCTGACTTGGACTTGTCGAGGGAACGTTGCCAGCAGCTCCACCACCGGAGGGTCCGTTACCACCACCGCCAGACCCACCCGATCTTGCACTACCACCACCACCAGCGGATGTAATTTGTCCGTAGGTAGAAGGGCTTCCATCACCAGCTGAATTATTGACACCACCCGCGCCTACTGTAACAAGGTATATTACTCCTTTTTCAATAACTTGACTTGATAGTAATCGATAACCTCCAGCACCTCCTCCTCCACCCCGAGTGGCATTAGGTCCGCTACCTCCTCCTCCAATAATAAGAAAATCTACAGAAACAAAACCCCTTGATCCAAAGTTAACCCAGATGTTAGAGTAAGAATCGTACCATTCCGGATTTCCTGTTGAAGTATTGAATCTTATATACCCATCAAAATTACTGACTGGTCTTTGTGCCGTTGTTCCTACGGGTATTTTTAATACTGATGTTGTATCTAATGAGAATATAGATTCGTTAAATGTAAAAGAACCTGATGCAGTTGTTGCTTTAATTCCTCCCCGTATAGATGCACTTCCTGTTACCACCAATTTTGAAGTAGGATTACTAGTTCCTATCCCTACATTACCTGTGTTTGAGACAAATAGGTACGTTTTATTTACCCTTAATGGACTTGCCGCTAAACTTGATGATATGGATAAAGAACCTGTTAATTCTATTTGATCTATTCTCATTACTTATCTGTTATTACTTATAAATATGTAGTAACTAATTTAAATGTTATATTTCTCCATGTATATTTTAGTGTCATTATCCAGGATGTTATTAAATGTCGATGATGATAATGTCTGTGAGAATGGTGATGCTTTTATGTTTTTGAATGTATAGACTTTTCCTCCATTGCTTAGTACATGTTTTGTTAGGTAATCATCGCCGAACCATATTTTTAATTCATTTGGGATGTCTGTCCATGTATATCTATGTAATATGAAGAAGCATCCCCACCCGGTTCCTCTACCTTCATTGTCTGTTAAATATATTTTATTGGATGTTGGTTCTTCTATGTAACATGATGTTGATACTCCATAAATGCTAGTATATATGTCTTTATTATCTTGATGTGTTTTTATTATGTTCTGTAATGTTTTTTTAGATGTTATATGGAAGTCATCATTTACTATCATTAAGTGTTTCCCGCGGGCTTCTAATGCGCCTAAGTTCCATGCCGGGTTTACATATATATTTTCATCTTGTGGATAGTATTTTATTTTAGGACTTATGTTTAATATGTTTTGTTTTATTGTTTGTTTGAATGTTATGTCATTGTCTATTAGAATGATTTCTTTTATTTGAGGTTCCCCGCTGAAAATTAGCATGGTCTTATAAAAGTTTTCTAAATTGCATTTCCATAATGTAGGAATGATTACGCTATAAGTCATTGTATATAAAATTTACATGATTTTCATCTTTTCCAAATCTACTTTCTACATTTAAAGGATTGTCTTTATTTTCTTTATATGCATAATCAATAACTCCTAATTCTTCAAATCTTTCATTTATTGCATCATTATAGAAATACATGATAGACCTAACTCTTCTCTGGATATCTGCTCTAGCTAAATCATGGGTATTTCTTCCATTTGAATTATTATAGATGTATTGAAGATATCCTAATTTTGGTATTTTTACAAATTTAGTTTTTAGGAATGTTCTAACAATTAATTCATAATCATCTGCAATGGATAGATTTCTATTATGACCTCCCACCGAAAAATATACATCTCTCCTCCATGTTCTTATGTGATTAGGTACTCCTACGATATGTCTAATTGTTTTTGGATTAATATTTGGCGAATCGACAACATCCCAAGTATTCCGGAAATGATTCTCTGTTCTATACTTTCCATACCCAAAACAAAAACCATCTGGGTATTTCATAGAGTTATGCCATTCATCTAATTCTGCACTATCCGTATATATAAAACCTGCATCTGGAAACTTATTGGCCGCTTCTATTATATACTTAGCACAATCCGGCATTAAGTAATCATCATGGTCTAATTCTGCTAACCATCTGCCTTTAGTAAGCGTAGCGGCCCTATATTTAGATTCACCTATAATTCCTCCCGATTTTTCTCTGAAGTCATACACTCTAACTCTGTGATCCTGTGAAGCTATCTCTAAGGCAATCTTTAGAGTTTTGCCTCCGTCGGAAGAATCATTTACTATAACCCATTCCCAATCCGGATAAGTTTGATTCTTAACTGACTCATAAGTTCTCCAAAGTTTTTCTTTTGTATTATAAATTGGTGTGAAGAAAGATACCACGGAATCGTAGTCAGACCTAAGTATGCTACTCATTGCACAATTATACGCTATCTCTCCCGTATTATAAGCTATCCCTGTTTCTTTATCATGGTATGGATTTAAGTTTATCCATCTATTTCTCACATAGGAAGGCTGGTTGCATAGATTCCTGTATTGGTCATAATAATCGTCGGAAATGCTTATGATAGAGTCCGGATTAAACGAAGATATAGCTTTACTTATGTTTTCGTCGTTCTCAATATATTTTACATTTAAAGAATCGTCTTCATAATCTGCATATTTTATACTTTTTAATTCGGGTTTATCAGGTCCTAAATATAATACTTTAGGAACTTTAGCTTTCGACCCACTTGTTAAAGCATTGTAATAGCATAGTGTTTTTTCTATGAAGCCAAATTCATCAGGATATTCATCATATAATTTTTCTATGAATTTACCGTCAGCATCATATCCGGATTCGTATTTTAATTTTTGATGTAATTCCGTGTGTATGATATATTGTGCGGAATCAATATGTTTTAATTTCATGTGCTCCGGTCCGACTTTCCTTATATCTAACCCGGTAAAATCCCTACCATTGACTTCTTGTTCATACGCATAAGCAGCCTTTTTACTAGCTCTTATTTCATCATTAAGGACATCAAAATAATTAGGATAACATACATTATCATCATCCATAATTAAAACCCATCCTATATTAAGATTACTTACAACATCGCTTATTTGAGGATATAAATAATCTGTACCATCACTTTCCACAAAATGTAAGTGAGCGTCTAACTTACTTAAATCTAAAAGCAATTTGGAATCAATATCAATCAAAGATGAAGTATCGAATAAGACATGCCAAAGTACACAATATCGATTATTTTCTGTGTAATTAAAGCTATCATATATCTGTAAAAGATTTTGAGGTCTTGTACATCTGGTTATAACATGGAATCTAATCTTCATATATCAAAAAAGAATAAGTGAAAAAATCTACTATTTTCCTTAGTGTCACCAAAGTAATTTACGGCGGCATGTATATTTTTAGCATCGAATAAAACTAATCTATTATATACATTTGCAATATTATCTACGAGTTCAAAAGATGTTTTATCGTAAAAATTTAATCCGCTACTTCTTCCTTTGAATGTCTTCTCATAATCTCCCCCCTGTGCTTCTTCAAACTTTGTCTTATTTGTATAGATACTTTTATAAGTTGCTGTACCACTCTGCAAAGGTGCATCCGGAGTTAAGTAAACCATGGCAGCATAGTTTTGAGAATCTACATGATAAACAATTGGATCTGTCGATGTACAATACTGGAATTTACCATTAGCATAATTAGGATTATTCCAATTATAAATAGGTCTTCCTAATATCTCTTCAAATCTTTCTAGTGTTCCATTTAGTATAAAAGAGGTCTCACTTCTTTTTCCTCTATGATAATCAGATTCAGAGTACTTTAGATTATGAATTGCATGGCTTCTGACTAAATCAGGTTGCATGTAAAAATTATCTACAACAATAATGTCTTTAGAAGCGTAAGGGTTAAAACCTGAATTAAATACATGCCAGGAATCTAAAGTACCTATATTTAAAATTTCAACTTCATTATCCAAAATAATATCTATAGGAGAATTTACATTAGAAGGTTTAACCATAAAAGTCCAACCTATTAAATCATTAGGTAAATCCGGGTAAACATCCTTAACATCTTTTCTAGGGTACAATCCATTTTGTAGATTTGTATACTCTACATCTCCTATGATTATTTTTTTAATACTCCCCTCTGTACTGAAAATCCAACCACTTACTTCATATAAATCGTTGCTAATTAATCGCATGCTATCTATATGCCAAAAAACATTTTCAAAATTACTTTTATGTGTCATATATTTAAAATTTACTTTTAGTCTCTTAGTTATTCATTATACTTAATAATTCAGGTGTCAAATTATTTTCAATAGCATAGAAAAATTCATTTCTTCCTAACAAATCTTCAAAATTAGAAATACGTCTATTTATTTCTTCGTCTGATAAATTGGATATATGTTTATACTCACAATGAGAAAAATTCTTCAATTTCTCTTTTATCTTAGATATTCCACCAAAATAACTAAAATGCCATGCGTTATTTTCTATTATTTTTTTAAATCCTGCATTTGGGCTGTTTCTCATTCCTTGGATGTCATAACAATGATTTTCTTGTCCATCCCATTCTGTATTTTTAAACTTTTTATATTGATTTTTTGTAAACATTTGAGTACCCGGAATTAAATACTTTATATTATTTGGTCTAATATATTGGATATAATCGTATTTAAAATAATTATTTGTCATTAAAAATGTTATTGGTTTATCTTGAGGTACTAAATAATCTCTATTATAAAATTCATCTACATCACTTATTGTGATAATATCATCATCATTTAACTCCTCTATAATTTTTGTTGCACTTTGTCTTAGTTTGTACTCATTTTCCCAAGGTCCTTGAGACCATGAATAATTACTTATTTTCTCATCAATATCATGAAAATTTTCACATACTATATATTCTACATTTACATTAATTTTATTACGTATTGATTCATATTTAAGATTTCTTTTTTTTCCATAAAATGTTTTATCTGATTCAACAACATAAAAGATATCTATATGGTTTTTATAATACTCAAATCTTTTAAGCAATAAATCGGTTTCCTCCGAAAAAAAACAAATATCAACTTTTTTCATATTGTTAGATTTATTTTTTTAATCCAACTAGTGTCTATAAAGATTGAGTCTGGTTCTCCTAGTATTTCGTTTATTCCCTTAACAACACCATACCAATTTAAATGATAATCATGTCCACCTATTAAACCATCTTTCTTTATCAAGGGAAGATAATTAGTTATGTCTTTTTTTATCTGTTCGTAGGTATGTAGTCCATCTATATATATAAAATCAAATTTTTCATCCTTTAGCTCGCTTACAGCATCGTCAGATGTCATTCTTATATGTTTTATGTTAGGATGTTTATTTACAACCTCTCTAAAAATATCATAGACTTTATCTAATGGCATAAATTGACATGTAATATCATTTGAATCATAATCATTGATAAACGGGTCAATTGAAATTACTTCTTTAAAATTTTCAGAAAAAATCTTAGTAGATTCACCAGCATAAGATCCGATTTCAATCATTGACATTTCTTCTGGTTTTCTATGTTGTCTAATGTAATTAATTAAATCGACAAGTCCCTGCGTATATGTCTGATCACGCATTTGAAATAAATCATTTACCATATTTTACTTTTTATTAACCTAAATTTGCTACATAATCGTGTCCATGTCTTTCCATATCAGTATAGTTCTTAGAATGGTCACATAATTTACAAAATAATTCTTCAGGGAAAAAATACCCATATTTACATCCTCCACATCCTGTTTCTTGGTATTTTCTACATGTTTTTATCTCACTACAAAGATTTTCATACTTTTCATAATAATTCCATGATTCACAATGTACCATATTGCCGAGTAGAAGATAAGCCGAATTGAGAACAAAAGCCCTAGATTCAGCATCTATCTCTGCTTGGCCCCACATAGGTAAACCTTTTAATTCAGCCGGATTTCCTTCGTCGTCATAGAATTCTTTTAAAGGTAAAACTCCAGCATCATAAAAATCTTTAGTTCGTCGTATATGAGGATTATTTACATACTCCTTTTTTACTAATTCTAAATATTTGTTTTTAAGCTGTACTATATTTTTTATATTGTCTTCCTTTATCCAATATCCTAAACCGTACTGCCTATCATCATAATCACTAATATACCTTCTTAGTAACACTTGACTAATGGTTTTGTTTTGTTCCATGTAATTTAAACAATCTCTTAACCAATCCTCTTGGCCAGAAATATCGCGGGGCAAACAAATCCAATCTCCTTCCAAAAATAAAACATACTCATAGTCCCTAACCAATGAATTCAGATAGTTTATCCCTACTCCACACCCCATGTTTTTTTCAGAAAATGAGTATATAAAATTAATCACATCTTTATAATTATCAATACATTCTTTTACCACATCATCAATCAATTCATTTTTACCATTACAATGAATGAACCAATCAATAATACCATCAAATTCTGTATTATTAATGAAACTATCTATTGTTCTTTTTAAATAAACATCTCTGCTAGTATCATTGTGAGTTAGTGTAGCTATGCAAAATTTCATCTATATATTATTTATTAAATCCCAAGTTTGTGATTCCTCATTCCACATATACATATTACCATCATTAGGATATGGTACAAGTGATTCCCATAAGCAAGAGAATTCATTTAATACCCAAGATGGATAAGGTTTTGGTGGGATGAATGCGTCTCTTTGTTCATCGTAATAATATCCAATTCCTGCGTAGTTTTTGCGAAAGTTTCCATTATATGATGTTTGCTTCCATGAATTATAACCATGTAAATTGGTTAAAAAATCAACGCCAACCTGTTCAAATTCTACTTCATTAATAGTTATAATGTCATTAACTACTGTATGAACAGCAATCACATAATTATTTTCATCAAGTTTTGCAAAATGTGCCATATTTAATAAGTTATTGTTCCATCTCCATTAAATTGATATATATGATAAATTCCTGATGTTGTATACACAGGTGAACCTGTTGTTGATACTGCCTGCACAGTTGCTCGGATGATTACAACTCCTGAACCGCCATTCATTCCATTACCACCATTGTCACCTCCACCACCACCACCTGTGTTACTAGTTCCAGCTACTCCGCCATTTCCTCCTCCACCATTACCTCCAAGATTAGACGCACCACCACCACCACCACCACCACCTCTAAATACACCAGTACCCGTTATAAAACTTTGTACGCCATCACCACCCTGTTTTCCTCCATCTGTACCACCTGCTTCAGCAGCACCCCCACCTCCTCCTTGATACAGACCTGGTGTATTTTCACCAGCAAAACCTTGACCTGATGGTGATGCTGCACCGCCACTTCGAGAACCTTGTTGACCCCCGGCACCACCACCCGAACCACCGCTTAGACCCTGTGCAAGAGTAGCGGGTGTTGTAGAAGGGCCTGCTCCACCTCCTCCTCCCCCTCCTGCTGATGTTATTGATGTAATATCAACACCACTTATTGAAGATAATGTTCCACTAGACCCTTGAAAAGTTGAACCATTCCCCCCGGCACCTCCACCTCCTCTTATAATAGTATAACTTACCCCTTTTGATAACTGCAAACTAGATTCAGCACTATTTCCACCGCCAGAATTTTCACCAACAACACTACTTCTATATCCTCCTGCTCCACCTCCAGCTCCGTAATAATAACCACCACCACCACCACCTGCAACTACAATATACTCAACTGTAATGGGATATTCAGAAAGTGATACTTTTTGCCATCTACCACTCAAATGTATTTCTAATGCAGATGTAGTTGTATTATATCTCATAGAACCTGTTGTAGGTGTAGCAGGTCTTTCTGCGCTAGTACCAACGGGTAATTTAAAAAATCCCGTATCGTTAATACTTGTATTTTTTAATGTTGCCATTTGTTTATTTTGTTATCTAATTCTTTTACCGCTTCTATCAATAAGGCAGTTAATCTACCGTATGATACTGAATTAGGATTCCCTTCTTTATCTCTTGTAACTATTTGAGGTAGAATCTCCTCTACTTCCTCTGCTATAACACCTATTTCTTTATTATTGTTTCCTATCTTATTATATTGTACTCCTCTTAATTTTTTTATAGTATCTAATGCCTTTATTATGTTTTCTACATTCTCTTTTACATTAGCTGTAGATGTTTCTGTGATAGTACCTGTAACTGTTAATGTACTACCATCAAATGTTAAATTTGATTCTGCATTTATTGTTGTAGAAGATACCGATGTTAATACTCTATTGTCGGCAGGATTTGTGTATGATGTTATAACTCCAATACTACTACCGCTAACTAAATGACCTCCTTTAGCTACAACTACATATCCTGTAGATGGGCTAGCAAAAGATAGTTTTACTCTATTATTATCTAATAATCTAACTTGATTTGGAACGAAATAAAAATCAGAAGAATCATACGTAGATATTATGACATTTTTTGAATTAAAGTTATGTGCTACTGTTATGGATGCAGTTACTGAGAATGATGCTGATACCGTAGCTGTTTGTGATATATTTGTACCAGCTATTCCTTGATTACCCTGTGGTCCCTGTCTCCCCTGAAAACCTTGGAAACCCTGTGTACCTACAGTACCTTGGATTCCTTGTATTCCGGTAGGTCCCTGATTACCTTGGAAACCCTGTGGTCCCGCTACAGAACTTGGATTACCTGTAAGACCCTGGTTTCCCTGCGGTCCTTGATTACCTTGAAAACCTTGGAAACCTTGTGTACCTACAGTACCTTGGATTCCCTGTAGACCAGTAGGTCCCTGATTTCCTTGAGCTCCGGTAGTACCTTGTAAACCGGTAGGTCCCTGATTTCCCTGTGGTCCTTGATTTCCTTGGAAACCTATTATACCTTGTGGTCCTTGATTACCCTGTGGTCCCTGTCTCCCCTGAAAACCTTGGAAACCCTGTGTACCTACAGTACCTTGGATTCCTTGTATTCCGGTAGGTCCCTGATTACCTTGGAAACCCTGTGGTCCCGCTACAGAACTTGGATTACCTGTAAGACCCTGGTTTCCCTGCGGTCCTTGATTACCTTGCGGTCCTTGATTACCTTGCGGTCCCGCTACAGAACTTGGATTACCTGTAAGACCCTGGTTTCCCTGCGGTCCTTGATTACCTTGGAAACCTATTATACCTTGAGGTCCTTGATTACCCTGTGACCCCTGTAGTCCAGTAGGTCCCTGATTACCTTGGAAGCCTATAATACCTTGTGGTCCTTGATTACCCTGTGGTCCCTGATTACCTTGGAAACCTATTATACCTTGAGGTCCTTGATTTCCTTGTGGTCCTTGATTACCCTGTGGTCCTTGTCTTCCCTGAAAACCTTGTGTACCTACAGTACCTTGGATTCCCTGTAGTCCAGTAGGTCCCTGATTACCTTGGAAGCCTATAATACCTTGTGGTCCTTGATTACCCTGTGACCCCTGTAGTCCAGTAGGTCCCTGATTA